GTTTCAACAACAGGTTCTGCAGGTTTAACAGGTTCTGCAGGTTTAACAGGTGTTTCAACTGTAGTTCTATTCGGCTAAGGTGCTCTTTTACCTTTTTTACCTTTTTTAGAATAAGCAGCCACCAAGTCTTCAAAATTAACTGGTCTATTAACAATAGTTTCTCCTTCTCTAGCTGAAGCTTGTCTAGCCAATGATTCTTTCGCTCTTTTGACCATTGCTTGTTCTGCTTCTCTAGCTAAAACTTGTTCTGCTTCTCTAGCTAAAACTTGTTCTGCTTCTCTAGCTGAAGCTTGCGTGGCTCTTCGTGCAGCTCTTTTAACTAAACTGTTTGCAATCCGAGCACCAGCTTGAGCACCAGCTTGAGCACCAGCTGTCAGAATAACAGGGGCGAAATCAGCCCCAACCTTAGTAATTTCTGCATCTGCTTCAGACATATTATCTAGTATGCCTGTCTTATCTATATAATAACCAGGTGACATAGCATTCAATGCAATATTAATACCCTTCTAAGCGTCAGCTTCTGCTTGATCGTGTTCATAAGCAGCACGTCTTCCTCTTCGTTCATATTCTTTAATAGCTTCACTTCTATTATCTACAGGAGCTGCACTTACTACAGTAGGAGTAAGTCCAAATTTTATTAAATTATTCTAATAATCAGTTTCTGCTTCATTCCAATCTCTATAAAGTCCATGATGATTCTTTATAATAGAATTAATATATTTTTCAGGTACAGCGTGTAGTTTATCAGACGCATCTTTATAATATAAAGTGGGTTTGAGCGTATATGTTTCTCGCAAAATAACCCATCCTCCTTCAGGATTAAACTAACCCCAATAAGAATCTTCATTAATATCTTCAACCGCTTTAGCTCTATCATTAGCACGTAGAGTTTCTAAGAAAGATCTAATTCGAGAATTTACATTAGTAGCATCACTTTGTGCTACCGCAATAGGTCTGTGTTCGTATGTTTTTTTCGCCATATAAAAATAAAAGCGAACCTGAATAGGCCCGCTTGGTTTAAAATTAATTATTTTACACTTATCTTATTTAAAGCATCTTGCCAATTTATAAAATCTTGAGTGTTTTGTTTATTTGAAATACGTACAATTTTATCTATATTATTACAAATATTAATAGATTGATTATACATTTTCTTTAATAAGTAATTAGTAAATTTATCTAACATATCAGGTATTGAATTAAATAGTCGGAGCGCTGAGACTCGAACTCAGATCTTCGGTTTTAGAGACCATCGTAATTAAACCTTTATACTACACTCCAATAGAAACTACTCTTTAAAGAGTAGTTATTGTTTATCTTTCTATCATTTCTTTATAATAATTAATTTTTTCACAGACAATTTTTTCAACTATAGTCTTAAAAAATTTAATATCTTCAGAATTTATATTCTTTGAAAATTCTCTAATAGGTTTATATTCATTAAAACGTTCACAAGCTTCTACAAAAATATCATCATCTAAAGATTCACAATACTTTAAAAACTCATCTTCAAGATTGTTATATTTATACTCTAATTTAAGCATTCCGTCACTTGTCCAAATATGAACAGGTGACCCTTCAAAGTCAAATTCGTAATGAGTAACTCCTTCTGATTTTTCTTTATTAATAAGAGTTCCAAAACTCTTCAACCATTCATTAATTATTTCATTTTTCATTATCAATAAGTATTTAATTATTATATTTACAATAATAATATAATTTTTCAATAATTCCAAATATTAAAATTTGTAAATCGTCTGAAATTACGATGAAGAACTTTTCAGTATTATTGTAAATATAATTCAAAAATAGTATTATTGTAAATATAATTCAAAAATAGTATAAACTTAAAATTATGGCTGATATTGAAATTAAAGTTTCAGGAAACCCTGTCAAACCAATTAAAAATAATTCTATAGTTAATAAAAGTTGGAATAACGATTTATTCTCAGAAGATTCTGAAGTAGAACTTTGGCGTGAAAATGATAAAAGAAATGAAGCACAAAATGAAGTTAAACAAGGAATTAGATATGGAACGAATAAACTTACTAATGAATAGATAAAACAAGGATTCAGATATAATAATAAAGGAGAACTTGTTATGCCTCCTGAAGTTGCTAAAGAAAAAGGTTATTCATTTATTAATACAGTAGACGGTAAAACAGTATTAGTAGATAAAAATTATAACATATTAATAGATGATGTTTAGCAACAAGACAACCTTCGTGATTGGATTTCCAGTAATAATCTTTGGGCTAAACCTAAAACTTTAACTGAAGCAGGTAATTTTGAATCTATTCGAAATCCTAAAGGATATGCAGAAATTCATGATGCTTTTGAAAGTGCAGGTAACTTTACTGCTGCTGTAGCCGCTGGACTTATTCTTTCACCAATATTACTAGAAGGTGCAGCATCTTTTGCACCACAAGCTTTTAAATTAGTCAATTACGCTTCTAAATACGCAGGTCAAATTGCTAAACAAGTAGCCAGTTATGCCAAAAAATATGGTATTAAAGCAGGTCAGTGGTTTAAAGGATAGAGTACTTGGGATAAAGTTCAATTAGGAGTAGATGCATTTTCATTATTAGGTGATGGAGTTGGTTTATTAGCAGATAGTGATAATGAAGTATTACAAAGAATAGCTTCAGGATTATCAGTATGGAATAATGTTGTTAGTTTATTTCCTTCTAAATATAAAGTATATCATATGATTGCACAGAATCTTCCTGATTTTGGTCTTGATGCTAAATCATTAATAAATGATGTTTCTGCTAAGAATATAGTTCATACATTGTTAGATCTAGGATCACTTGTTACATTAAATAAATTTCATGGAGATGATATTGTAAGTATACTAAGTGCAACTGATGATGGATATAATGCAGCAACAGGTAGAGATATTTTTGATGATACTGGAAATGCAATGAAAGAAGGTCAAAGAGTATTAAAAGGTTTAGGTGTTTCTCAAGAAGCTGTTGATGAAGTTAAGAAACAGATATAGGCATCTAAAAGTAATAATTATAAAAACGGTGGATTAATTCGAAGAATTAAATAATAAAACGCAGATTCTAATTAAAGAATCTGCGTTTTTTGTTTTATACAAATTTATATTCAACTATATTTTTAATAATATTAGTTCTATCTAAAATTTTACCTTTAAAGAAATATTCAGGATTTAAATAATATACACTTGGCAGAATTGTTTCATACGATTTACTTTTATTATTAAACATAGTCATAATTTTTATATTTCAAAAAATTAAATCTAAAATTCAAAGTCATTAAAATTGTGACACATCTGATAATGACTATAAATTTTGTAAGTCACTGATAATCAATGAGTTAGATAAAAATTCCTTCTTATGTTATATGGGTGGATTTTTTGGAGTAAAATTTTTGATGGTGATGGGCGGGTGGGTAGACCTCCGGTGGGGACCCCCTCCCCCCATCGGATGGAAAATAGCCAGCATATATATTCCTATACTGTTCTATCGAACAGGGGGTACGCCCTCGGCTCGCACACAATCACTCATTTAATTACTCACTTAAAATTTTATTACTATGGCATTTAACGCTACAATCGTCGCAGAAGACAAACGCAAAGAGAACGAAGCCTTCAACCAACAATTTAATTTCGGAGGTTTGCAAGAAGGCAAACTTCAAATTATCGGTTGGAGTTTTTCGCAAGTTCAGTTTAAGGAAAGCGTAACCAACTGCCCCATTTTCCTTACTAATAAAAACATTCCAGTTTACGCTTCATCGCTTTTCAAGGTTAAACTTGATAAGAACGCAAAGCCACACACCGCACACGGCGCAGCGGTTGAGGCGATGAAAAAGGCAGCCGATTCCATCACCGACAAAACCAACGAAAACGTAATGGACGCTATGTTTGCACAAGTTAAGGATAAAATCCTTAATCTAACAAAGGACTATTTCTTAACTGACAACGGGCAAGCAAGTGTTTTAGTTATTGATTTCGTTTAACACACACGCTTTGCACGTTGAGCGTTTAATCAACGTGCATATTTAATCACTTACAACTCATCAAAATTTTACGAAAATGAAAAATATTCTTTTCTTTGGCATAACATCTGCATTGGTGTTAGTTCTTATGATTGTTGCAACTTTGGTTTTTGGCTATACCGAACCTTACGCACTTAATCTTTTCCTAATGTTTTTATTCTATGGACTTTTCTTTAAGTTCGTTTTCTCTCTTATATCTTACGTTACAGAGAAATAAAACAAACACAACCTAAGCACGTTGTAAAAAGGCTTATTTATACTCAACTCCACCAACAACAAAAAAACTCATACAACAATGAACAACATTTTTAAAGCAATCATTTCCGACAATTCCGAATACAAATTTGACCGCTTCGCAATCATAGAGCAAACAAAAACATACGTTGCACTGCAAAGCATTAGGCATCCCGAATTTGCAATTATCTACAATAACGTTCCACTCAAACCGAAAAACTCGCAAGATTGGATAAAACGCAGAGTCTTTAAAGTTCTTTGCGATTGTGTTGAACAAGGCAAAGAACTTGAATACATTGCAAACGAAACCGAAAAGGTTTACAACCTTTCCACGATAGCGTTTTACAATTGCTATTGATTCCCACACCTCACAACGTGGTGCCCCTCATCGGGCATCCGTTGCCGAGGTCGGAAAGGGGGTAAAGATAGCCAATATATATTATAAAAAATAGCCAAAGGTATAACTTGCGATAGCGATGTAGGCAAGCAACCGCTTGTCTACTCTGCGTATAGGAGTATAAATGTATACGTAGGTTATGAATCCACCTAAGACAGTGATTCCAATTTTTATTAAAACCTCGTGGGTGATATAGGTAAATCCACACCAAGACAATGGCAGCAATGACTGTTGAAATCGATCGTCTTTCTAAGACAAAAGGTATTGAAGTAGCTGGTAATGCATTTACTGGCGCAACTCGTGATGTAGACCTTAACTCGTTTGAGAAAGGTGATGAGTTCGTAATGCCTGAAGAGTACAAGGTTTACAATCAGAAGATTGGAACCAATAGTGCTCAGTTCATTCTTGTTGATGTATCCAACGCAACAACAGGTACTAAGAATTGCGCTAAGCGATTCTATCCGTCAATTATGTGGAAGTCTCGTGCCGTATATAATGACGACATGACTCCTACAGGTAACCGAGTTCATACTACTGGTTCTTGTGCAGAAAAGTTCCGTGAGTTTGCCTCAATTGACGAAGCAGTTAAGTATTTCGGAGGTAAGAAGATTAAGTTTTCGGACATGATGACTATCAAAACTCTCAATTTTGATGGTGATGCTCTCGTAAATACTAATATTCCTACCATAGATGCAGAGTAGTATATGTTGAAAAAATCTAAAAATTTAGGTTATAACGAGTCATTCGAAGTAACTTAAGTTTTTAGATTTTAATATGTATACATATTATGCATCCTGACGAAAGACTTAAGACTGTCAAAGTACGTAAGTATGGTGACAGTTTGTACAAAGATGTTGAGTCTGGTAAATGGATGAGTATTCGTGGTGGAGAAGATTGGTTAATTGATGGAAAGGTGTATTGGTGTATCGTTCGTGATATGTTAAGAACGAAGCAGCTCATCACCACCCTCCCAACACAACCATCACCCACACCAACCAAATCCAAAATTATCCCAACTTAATACGAATTAACCATTTTATCAACAAAACCTTGAATAGTTAGTATAAGGTCAAACTATCAAATTAATGTTCATTTCTTGTTTGCTAAAAAGTAAAAAATCGTCATCCAGGAGACGTTAAAATTCATACTGATGAGACTGGACGAAACACAGAGAGAAACTATCATATAGATAATGGCTCTGTGTCTGTGAAACCTCGCAATAGTATAAATTAAATCGTATAAGATAATGACAAAACAAGAATGCCTTAACAAATTGGATTCTATTATAGAGTCCACTTGCTCACAAGCTAAATACATAACAGCTTGTAACTACTATACTACAGTATCAGACCTTACAGAAGAAGAATTTGACACTGTAGCAGATTGGTATGAAAATAATATCTAAAACCTCAGTTATATAAAACCAAACAAAATGAAATCATTAATTTTCTCTTGTTGCTGTACTTTAGTTCTACTTATTTGTACTTGTATAGGTCTTTTAAACAATGACCCTTGTACTATTGCATTTGTAGTAGGATTAGCATTATCAACATTTACAAATGGTTGTTTATTAATGACTATTTGTTACACTCAAGATAAAAAGAACAAACAATAATAATTAACAAAGCCTCTATGGTGGAAGTGGTAGACACGTAGCACTTAAAATGCTATTTCCATAAGGAAGTATGGGTTCAAATCCCATTAGAGGTACTTTTTAATAACCATTCACAACAATGAAACGTAATATTCCACTTTTAGTAATTTGTCTTTGTCTTCTTAGCTTTTTTGTAGGTTATCAGATGACTAATCACGAAGATCTTAAACTAATTGAAAATTATGAATCACAATTAAATCAATAACAACTATGTATTACATATACTTCATCCAAGACAACACTCTCACAAGAGATAATCAACAATATTCTTCTTTAGCTGAAGCTTCAAAAGAAGCAGTTAAAAAGAACATCAAAGTATGCAGAAATATGTATTTTCCTTGCCAAGAATTTAATGGCATTGAAGAACTGCATAAACTCATCTCCCTTTATACTGTTTGTATGAACAGAAATGGGAGAATTCTCAATAAATCTACACTCTCAGACTTAAGAACTGATAAAAGAAAAAGAGTGTATGATTTCTTTAGAAAAGAGATTAAGGCTCAAAGAGCTTTACTCAGACAAATAGAATTAATTACGTTTTAGTGAGTTATTGAATTTAATCAGATGAAACGATTTTTCATCCAAAAGTATTGGTTCGTGAGAATAGATACTTTTATTGCACTAAAACAACCTCATATAGTTTAATTGGTAAAACAAATCATTTATAAGATATAGTTATAGGTTCGATTCCTATTATGAGGACAAATCCATTTATTCACTCACTAAAACAACAACAAAATGAAAGCAACAGATCTCAAAATCAACGACATTGTAACTTATCACCATGATGTAGTAATTATTCTTGGTGTAAGTGAAACTTTCGCTAAGATTCAATTTCAAGATGAAGATACATTAACTGTACCTTTAGAAGAAATAAAACCATGTGAAATCTTCAAAAAACATCTCAAATCAAATCACTTCTATAAACATAAAGAAAATCAGTATATTAAGAATATTGTTAAATATATTGATGATAATAGAAGAATTCGTTTGAACATGGAAAGTGATTGCATTGGTGTATATCTAGAAATTATTACAGGTTTTGGAAGCTTATCAGTCTTCATTGCTGACATTCACTATATGCATGAAATTCAACATATTATATCAATCTTTAATGTAGAAATCTCCCTTTAGGTGGAATATACTAAAGGCTCGGTATTCTTTAAGTGCTTAGTAAAATAAGTATCTTAGAGAATACCTTATTTAATAACAAGATAAAATTCAAACAACAATGACAATTTCAGATATTACAATAGAAATTAATTCTTTCAGATTAGCAAGTAAAGGTCGTAGATTTTTACGTTACGAACTTGAAAAAGAATTCAAACAATATCCTAACGGATTAGCACTTCTTCAAAAATTAATTAATACTAATTCTATAATTAGAGATAAAAGAGAGTATTATTTTAGTCCAACTAATATTCTCCAAGAAAAAATCGCAAATTTAATGACTCAAATTAAAGAATACAAAAATGAGAAAACTAAACAATGTTATGCTAGAAAACGTAATTCTACTAATACTGAATTAGTATTCAATGAAGAATCATATTGTATTAATTATTTATTAAAGAAAGGTTATAAAATTTACAAACCATGACAGATATTTTAAAAACAATTATTTCACCGAAACAAAAACCAATTACAAGTGAAGATGCAAGATTACTTTCAATTACAGGAAAATTGGAATCCTTAGACAAACGGATTAGTGATTTTATTAAAGATTTAAATAATATAATCACTAATAAAGCAAGAAATAATAAATCTTATTGTTTAGTAGAACTTACACCCGATTTATTAGATTCTAAAGATAATATTATTAATGATATTAAAGAAAGGGGTTTTAATATTCACGAATTAAATCCGAAAATTGAATCTGTATTTATAGTATCTTGGATTGTAAACTCAACATTACAAAAATCATAATTAGCTCTTAAAATCATTTAACAGTTAAGCATTTTTGTAATTAAAAAAATAAAGAGTATATTTATAAACAGTATTAGTAATTAAAATGATAATATTAATAAAATATTATCTAAGCTTTAGTAGCTCAGTTGGTTAGAGCATCTGACTGTTAATCAGAGGGTCGCAGGTTCGAATCCTACCTAAAGCGCAAGCATAGTTCGTTAAATGTTTTAAGTGATTATAGTTGAAGTAGAACTCATATGTGAATATCGGTTCTACAAACTGGAATATAGTATAATGGTTATTACATCTGATTTTGGGCCAGATAATATAGGTTCGATTCCTATTATTCCAACAATTATATTATGTGAAATAACGTTTGATAACTTGAATTACTTGGTTCGTGAGAATAGAGTAATTTTTAATTTGAATATTAATAATTAAAAATATATTTAATATGAAAAAGCTTATTTTTGTATTTGCAGTACTTTTTAGTACTTCATTTATTAGTTGTAACAAACATGTAGAATCATCTTCTGAACAAGATTCTACTGTAGTTGATTCTGATTCTATTAATACAGATTCAGTAGTTGTATGTGAAGATTAAAAAGTATTCTTTTACTAGTTTAGGAATAAAATAAACTAGTTATCGGCTCGATGGCGAAATAGGTAAACGCAGTAGACTTTGAAGAAAATAAATTCACCTAAATTTAATTTGATATATTCAATTTATTGAAGCAGTAAAAACTAGCTTATCTTATGCAAAAGTTCTACGAAAAATAGGACTTAAAGTTGCAGGAAGTAACTATGATACTATAAAACGAAAAATTGATGAATTAAATTTAGATACCTCTCATATGACTGGAAAAGTATGGAATTAGGGAAAAAGATATAGACAAATTAAACAAAAACAACCTTTGTCTGAAATCTTAGTAGAACATTCTACATTTATAAACACTAATCATCTTCGTGAAAGATTACTAAAAGAAAATGTAAAAGAATATAAATGTGAGTGTTGTGGAAGAACTGAATGGTTAGAAAAGCCTATTAAATTAGAGTTACATCATATAAATGGTATTAAGGATGATTTAAGGCTTTGTAATCTTCAAGTATTATGTCCTAATTGTCATGCTTTTACGGATAATTATAGAGGTAAAAATATAGGTATGAGTACACAGGGAGAAATCTCTGATGTAGAAGTTGGCTAATTCGGTGAAGGTATCAGCCTTAAAATGATAATAACGCCGAGCTAAATTGTAATTTTATTACATAAATGTGTAGAGACTATATACCAACCTCCTAAGTTATAAATAATAAGGAGAAGACATAGTCCAAGAGAGATGTGAAACTCTTATGAAAATCTACTGTTCTGAAAAGAACTTACGGGTTCGAGTCCCGTTCGAGCTACAATTCTAAAGATAACTTATTATTAACTAAAATATATTAGATTATGAAAAGAATTTTAAAAGCAATTAGTAACTTATTGGCATCAACAACTTTACTTACTCCTAGTTGTATGATTCCTATTAATTAGTAATTAATTAATCAGAATATTCTCAAATGGAGAATATTCTTGCTGTGATGGTCAATTATAGAGTTCGACTCTCTATACAGCAACAACGTTGTTCTTTTTCCTACTAGTCCCTGACTTTTTAGTCAAACTAGTAGGGTTTTAATTGTAACCAATAATTAATCTGTATGATATATTTTATAAGTATTCTCTTAGGACTAATAATTGTCGTATTTATTAGTTGGAGTATCTTTCGATTTCAACATCGAGTGTTTAGTAAGAAAAATCTAGATTTTAATATTACCAACCTAGATCATGACATTAATATTCCAAATGCTAATCTAGTATTAAGTGAAGCAAAAACTGGATTTGATGTCGAAGTTGGACCCACAGGGTGGCCTGTTGGAGTTAGCCAATTATGGGAAATAACTTTATTTGAAGATAATGAGTTCTATTATGCAAGATTGATTTATCATGAGTATATGCTTTGGTTATCTTGGGATGAACCTTATCTTCTTTGTAAAATTCCCAAAAAGAATTTAAAAGGAGATTTAAAAAGTGATTATAAATATCGTTATCAAGTTTTATGGGATATTACATATACTACATATAGACATTATGATTATAGTCCTTATATGCCTGATGCTAAAATAGAAAACATCAATGGTCATAATGTAAGACTTGGTAATGAAGATTATAATTATAGCAAATATTTAGTATTATGTGATCCTAATTATACTTGGTAAAAAGTCTTACTTAATAAATTGTTTAACTTAAAATTATATTTTAAAATGAATTATTTATATGGTTCAAGTAAGACTTAATTTATAAGTGAAAAGAGTAGTTTTATAACTACTCTTTTTTATTTATAATATAAATATTATTATTGTAAATATGACTCCGTAGCTCAGCTGAATAGAGCAATAATCTTCTAAATTATTTGTCACGAGTTTGAATCTCGTCGGAGTCACTATGTTTCAGTTCCCAATAATCTACAAATTGGTGACTTTTTCGCCCTTGTGCAACAAGATATACGAAGGGTGGTAGGACTGTGACCAAGCAGCAGTACAGGTAATTTAATTACGACAAGAGAGTGTATTAATAGTGATGAAACATTAAACTATTTTATACACTCTCTTTTATTATTTTAATCTTCTTCATAATTTTAATTATACTATCTCTTTTAATAGAGTTTGTGGCTGTATATCTTTAATCCTATATAAAATAGGACGATGTTACATAAGAAAATGCTTTTAGAATCCACAGTAAAACAAATAAGCAGAACTACATAGTAATATGTAGACAAAGAGGTTTTCTCAATGAGATGTAAAATAAGACATTAACAAGGTTTCCTCATTTTATTAGATTTTAATTATGTTTAGATATGTTTACTAGAATTTACGATTTATTATTTCATCGTCATCATTGGACTTTATTAAATGAAGTTCCTTTGTACGATAAAACTCATGAGCAATGTGCTAAAGGATTTCTCCTTCAATGTACAAAATGTGGTAATATAAAGTATAAACGTATTTATTTTTAAATTATGACATCAAATCAAATTAAAGACATACTTCCTATTCTTAAAGCATATTCAGAAGGTAAAACTATTCAATATAAAGATAATGGTGTCTATGATACAGGGGCTTGGATAGACCTAGATGAACTTAAAATTGTAGACATTCAAACCTTTATGGAAGCAGATATTACTTTCAGAGTAAAACCTGAACCTAAATATGTTTCTTTTGAAACTAAAGAAGAATGTTGGGAAGAAATGCTCAAACATCAACCTTTTAGTTGGATTACATTCACTAAACAAGGTATTAAACAACCTATTATATCAGTAGCTGAAGATGAACTTATGCTAGATGCTTATCCTGATGAACATCTAGCTTATACTTTTAAAGAAGCATTAGATTCATTTCAATTTGCTGATAATACTCCTTTTGGTAAACTAGTAGAATAATAGACATTTTTGTTTGGTTTTATAATTGTAACCTATCATTTAGTATGTATTTACTCTAGTATTTATATACTTTATGATTTGTTTTTTATTGAAATCCTTATGAAAACATATCAAATAACACAAATAGAACATCTTACTAGGACTAGAGTATATGAAATAGATGCTACAAGTCCTACAGAAGCTTTTGAAAGATTTTATAAAGATGGTGATGGTAAAGAAATCTCTGATACTACAGAAGGAGAATTCAATAACATAGAATATAACTTAAAAACAGTGACATATGAATAATATAGCAGATTTACTCAAAGATGCAACTCAAGGATATTATCAAGCTTTCTTACGTGAAGGATTCAAACTTTATAGCCCTCTCTGTGGTGACGTATATTTGAGTAGAATTTTAGATAATGGAGATCTAACTGTTTTTGTTGATGAAGAAATAGGATTTTTTACATTTAATAGTTATGGCCAATATAACATAAATGGAGAATGTCTTCTCTTCCCTTCAAAAGAAGTAAGAAACTGGGACAACTTTAGTCTTAAAAAGAAAGAAAAATACCATTTTAAACCTTTTGACAAGGTTGTTGTAAGAGATAATAAACTTGATACTTGGACTATTGATTTCTTTAGTTATAAAGATAAATCTTGCAAAGAAGCTCCTTATACTACTATTAATGGTTGGTATACTTATTGTCTCCCTTACAATGAAAAAACAGCTAAATTAATTGGTACTACTGATGATTATATTGAATAAATATGACTAAACAAGATATTATTATTAAATGCTTTGATGCATTACTTAAGAATAAAAAAGTAGAATATTGGGATAATACAACCAATAATTATAAACAAACTACTGATCCTGAAAGAATAAAAGAATGTGTTGAATTCAAAATTCCTCTTAGAATCAAATACACAAAGAAAGTATGTAAAACTTCAGAGTTTATTAAAGAAGCTAAGAAGCATGATTGTTTTGGGTATTTGAGAGATAAAGTTGGTAATAGAATAGTACTTATTACAAAAATAATAGATGATTCTGTCACAATGTCCTCAGGCCCTACTTATTATGTAGATACCCTAGCAGATTATTTTCTATTCTTAGATGGGCAACCTATAGTTATTAATAATATTGAAGAATTTAAAAATTATGAATGATTATAAACAATATGATATAATTAATATATCTAATAATAACTCTATTATTAAAGCTGTTATATTAGATTTTAATTGTATTGCATTAGATTCACATACTTGGCAACAAAACTTTCTATTGTATTATAATAATATATTAATTACAGCTTATAATACTTGTCATTATGAAGAATATAGAATTTATGATGATTGTGATCAATTATTAAGTACAGATGTTGATGAATATGAAACAGAACTAAAAATTAAAGATATATTAGCTGTTCCGTGTTATATTCCATCTTTAGATAAAGAATTGCAAAATTGATTTTAAAATTTTATTTTTTAAATGAAACTTAAAAAGAAAAATATGGAAGCTATAATAGCTAAAGTAATTTTAGATTATTATGGCTCTGAGGAAAATATTCCTATAAAATTTCAATTTAAAAATTATAGTAGACCTTGTTTTAAACTTTCTTGTATTCAAGATAAAGAAGAGAGAAAAAAACAATTAGATGTTTTAATTGAAAATATTAAAAAACAAATAACAGAATATGAAACTACGTACTCTATATAAAGAAGGAGATGAAGTAGTAATTACTCATACGCATAAGAATGATTTAGGAAAACACGGTATTATTGTTGAAAAAAGATGTTCTTTTTGTAAGATTCAAATTCTTAATCCTGATGGAACTAAGGAATTAAATCCTCAAAATAATAAACCTGTTATTTTAAATCATACTTATGCTCAATTTAAAAAGATTTAAGATAATTTTAAATAAAGATTTATAATGTTTAGATATATATTTTTATTATGTGCGTTTATTACCAATTTTAGTTTTGCACAATCTTATGAAAATTATATTAAACATTTTCCAAGAAAATCTTCTACGATAGTAAGAGATTATAAAGACAATAAAATCAACACATTTTATGACATTTGAAGAATTTAGAGGAGATATTTTTAAAAATATAAAAACTCTCCCTGATAATTGGAGAAAAGGTCAAAAAGTATTTAATTATATTCAATCTAAATATAAAGTTGGAAGAAAAGTACAATTTAGATATAATATAGATTGTTTTTATAATGATAAATACATTGATAGATTTATAGAACAAGCTTATAAATGCTTGTAATATAAATCATAGGGCTTGTAGCTTAGAGGTTAAAGCAGCGGTCTCATAAACCGAAGATCGGGATTTCAATATTCCCCAGGCCCACATTTCCATTCCTTCTTATTAAGGAATTAAAAGATTGTATAAGCTGTTATTCTTTTGTCCGTTACAAAAGTCGTTCTCAGAAAGAAAACTGAGTATTACGGAAATACACAAACTAGTCAATTATTGATTATAAAAGTATATTTTATAAATGATGGAAATTAAATTTATTTAATATACTTTTCTGCTTCTATAGCTCAATTGGTAGAGTTCTTCATTTGTAATGAAGTTGTTCTCAGTTCGAATCTGAGTAGAAGCTCTAATTTTAATATATGTATATGAGTAAAAATTATAAAGACGAACTTTATACCCATTTTCTTTATCTATACCTCTAACAAATTTATTTAATAATGGGAATACTACTAAATAAACAAACTTTAAAAAATTCTTCATAATTGGGAACCTCCTATATTAAATGAAATTGATCCTATTGATTTTTATTTAGATCATGAAGATATTTCAGATAACAATATTATTGATTATCTATATTATAAAGAAGTATCTAATTTAGATAATGCTAATAAATGGCTTAAACTACAATCAAAAGAAATACAAGAAAAAATAAAATCATTTTTAAATGAAGTCTGATTATATTATATGTCTAGATAATGGACATGCTTCTTCAACTCCAGGAAAATGTTCTCCTGATAAAAAATTAAAAGAGTATGCTTGTGCTAGAGAAATAGTAAAATTATTATCTTTAAAATTAAAAGGTAATGGTTATAATGTATTTATTGTAACTCCCGAAGTAGATACTGATATATCTTTAAAAGAAAGATGTAGACGTATTAATAAAGTTTATAAAGATAATAATAAAAAAGCTATAGCTATTTCAATACATAATAATGCAGCAGGTGCTGATGGAAAATGGCATTCTGCAAGTGGCTGGCAAGTATTTGTATCTTTAAATGCTTCCAATAATTCTAAAAAATTAGCAAAATTTATTTATTTAGAAGCAGAAAAATCAAATTTACAAGGTAATCGTTCAGTTCCAAAAGAAAAATACTGGACTCAAAACCTTGCTATGTGTAGAGATACTAATTGTCCTACTGTACTTACTGAAAATCTTTTTCAAGATAATAAGGAAGATGTAGAATTTTTATTATCAGATAAAGGTAAGCAAACTATAGTAGATATTCATTATAATGGAATAATTAAGTATTTAAATGAAATCAATTCCTAATTTAAATTATAAAGTAACTAAAGATAATATTACAATATATGATTCTTATCTGATTAAAAGTAAAGCAGATATGAGTTTTGTATTATCTGTAATAAAGTATAACTATCCTCAATCTGATTATGTAATTAATCAATTAGATAAAGATACTATGATAAATGAATGGAGAGGACATAATTTGTTATACAATCTTCATTTATTTAGAAGTCATACTAAGGATGTAGATATTAATAAGAATCCTTGGTATTTAAAAGTTGGGTATTGGATATTATCTAAATTATATTTTTGATTATGACTTTTAATAAATCTCAATTTGCTAAAATGATAACTGAGAAAATCAGAGATTACTTAGCAAATAAATATAAAATAAATAATTTCGCTTTAGTTAAAGGTTTAACGAGTGTAGCTTTATTAGAGTCGGGATGGGGGACTAGTAAATCAGGAGATTATAATTACTATGGTATTAAAGATGATAACGGAACTTCTGTAACTACTCATGAACTTATAAACGGAGTTAGAACAAAAGTAAAAAGAGGATTTAAAAATTTCAAAACTTTTGATGATGGAGTTAAAGGTTTTGTTGATTTATTAATAAATAAATATAAAGTTCATGAAATTCCTACTATTACATCTGATTCTTTAGCAAGAAATTTAAAGAAAGGTAATTATTATACAGATACTTATGATAATTATGTAAATAGATTATCAGGTATAATGAACGGACCTAGTTATCGTAGATCAATTTCTGATGTATCCGAAACACCTTCGTTTAAACAATCTCAACAAGATTTAAATAAAAATTTAGATATTTTATCTAAAATTCAACCTGAAGTACCTGATGCTTTAAATGTAAACTATTAAAAATTAATTTATGGAGTTAAAAAAATTATTACTTTGTATTTGTTGTATATTATGTATACAATTAAAAGCTCAGAAACAATTCGAACATTTAACTCCTACTAAAGAGAATATCATATTAGTATGTAATTATCATAACATAAGTCATACTAATTATGTAGTAGCTCAAGCCATTCAAGAGAGTGGTTTAAAAACTAAAAATCATAATAATTTATTTGGATTAAAACATAAAAACGGATTATACACATTCCGACATTGGAGTTACTCTATTTTATTCTATAAGAATAAAATACAATCTCGATATAAAGTAGGAGAACATTATTTATCTTTTTTAAAAAGAATAAGATATGCTTCTGATCCAAAATATATTCAAAAAATCAAACAAATAAGTAAAACTGTATGAATGATTTTGACGAATGGGTAGATAAAGAATTAAATTCAATTCAAATAATTAAAACAATATTAACTGAAGACTCTGAACAAGATTAATTGTTTGGAGTCTTTTTATTTTGTATACCATGTCAATACAAACAATTACAATTGAAGTTCCTGATGACAAAATTGCTAAATATTCAAATGGAAAAATTATTTTTGAAGATATTGAATATTGGAAAAATATTAAAACAATCGAAGATGCTATAGATTATTGTAAAGAAAATAATATTGGTAATTTTTCTTTGAATAGTTTAATTCATCTTTCTCCAACTTCATTTGAATATAAAATAGCTTGTTTACAATTAATAAAAATAGCTATTACAAATAATGAAAAAGAGTTTGCAACTTCAGGAGTTAGATATGAGCCTATAATAAGATATTGTGGAGATAAACGTTCACATTATATAGCGACAATTGCTGTTGATGGTAAAAAATTATATTTATTTGATTCATACGCTTGTTGTGGAACTTATCATGGACTTCTTGCTTTTAATTCATATTATAGTGTTGGTGATTCTTTTTCAGCTTATGGATTTCTATCATATAATTCAAAAGAAAAAGCAAGACACGTCGCTAAATATTTTTATAAATTAATTACAGATATACAATTAGGACAACAATGTAATTATGAATGGTTATCGTTTAATGACTGATGGAGCATATAGTTCAAGTCGAGATCAAGGTGGAATAGCATTTATAATCATTAATAATAACAAAAAAATATTTGAATATTCTAAGATGTTTAAACATACATCCAATAATCAAATGGAGCTTCTTGCTATTATTCTAGGATTAAAATGTTTTATTAAACCTATTGAGAAACTTACTATTATATCAGATAGTATGTATTGTATTGGTTGTGCATCATTAAATTGGAATCGAAAAAAGAATATTAAACTTTGGAAACTTTTTGATAAGGAATATCAGAGAATTTCCAATTTGTGTCCCAATATAGAATTTAAACACATCAAAGGTCATCAAAAAGATTCTTCTGAAGAAACCAAGTTTAATAATCAATGTGATAGATTAGCTGTTTTAGCATCACAACAAATTTAAAATGAATGTATTATTTTTATTATTCGGAGTATTTTTGTTTGTAATAGCTGCATTATTATATAATAATAAAAAAAGAATATTTTCAATATTAATTGGATTATTTGCAATTATTTGTTTAGGATGTAGTATATATTTATTTAAAGTTTATATAAATGTTCAAAATCCTAAAATTGTAATAAATAAAGATACTATAACAATAATTGATTCCGATACATTAACATTAATAATTCCAAAAGACACAATTTATTATGAGAAAAAACAAAAGACGGAGAGGGTGGACTCGACTTCTAAGAAAAGATTTTGATTGGGATTATGGATTTCTATTACGAATAGAACATTATAAAATGAAGCGGATGCTAAAATACTTTCAAAATTCTAATATTACGTCAGATAGAGAAAGTATAGTAAGAGATTTAAAATTATGTATTTCATTATTAGAAAAGATAATGAACATGGATTTTAATTATAAAACTATTAATATTAAAAATATTAATAGATTTCTTGAAAAAGATTTATATGAAGGAAAACTTAATGATTGGAATCCAAATTATTTTTCAGAATTAAATGTTGAACTTTCTCCTTCTGCTAAAATAATAAGAGAATTTTTAGCAGAACAAAAAATTTGGCATTTATATAATTTGATTAGAGAATATAGAATGAGATATTGGTGGGACTAATGGATAAAAAATTATTAGTTAAACAATTAAATAGTACTTTTGATATTGAATTTTCATTAAATTTAATATCAGAATACTGTAAAGATAAAGGAAAGGATTCTAAAAACACGGAAACATTTATACAAATGTTAGCTAGTTTTCCTCCTTTAATATCAAGATGTATGGAAACTATCGTACCTTATATGATACGAAAGTATGAAATTTATTCTATTCAAAACAAAAAAGGTAAATTAATTTATTATGAAGTATAAGAATAAACTCAAGTGGCTTCAAAACTGTATGAAGTGGTGGGATAATCTTCCTGAACGTGAGAAAGCAAGCCGTAAAAAACCAGGATCTGTAAAATGTTGTTAATATGAAAACATTTATATTTTATTTTATATACATTATTATATCTTGCGTTTTCTTTACATTTGTAACTTCTCTTACACAAGTAGCAAGTAGTATAACACTTACTCTTGCTATTATTTTATTTCTAAGTTATATCATCGCTAGTTATTATATTTTTAAAAAGTATGGTGAAAAATTTAATTAAATGCTTTGCTATAGGTACAATTACTATAGCTTCTCTTACTTCGTGTGAACGTATTGATGCTGGTTCTGAAGGTATTCTTGTAAATCTTTTTGGAGATGATCGAGGTGTAGATCAAGTATCAATGGTATCGGGAACTGTATTTTATAATCCTTTTACACAACAAGTATATGAGTATCCTACTTATGTACAAACTGTAGATTATGAACCTTTTACTGTTAACGCTAAAGATGGTTCAGAATTTACAGTTGATCCTACAATTTCACTTAAAGTAGTTGATGGTAAATCTCCTACAATCTTTAAAAAATATCGTAAAGATGTAGATGAAATTATTAAAACTACACTATTCAACTATGTGAGAGATGCGTTTCGTATTCAATTGAATAAATTTACTACCGATGAAATTGTAAGTAAACGAGATTCAATTGAAACAGCTGTAGAAAAGCAACTTGCTTCAGCACTTGAGAAAGAGAATTTTCATCTTGAACAAATGACATCAGGACTTGCTTATCCTAAAACTATTGTAGATGCAGTTAATGCTAAGAATAAAGCAATTCAAGATGCACAACGCGCAGCTAATGAAGTTAAAGTTGCAGAAGCACAAGCACAAAAACTTGTAGTAACAGCTAAAGCAGAACGTGAAGCTAATGAACTTAAGCAACAAGCTCTTACTCCTCTTTTGATTCAACAAATGTGGATTGAAAAGTGGGATGGTAAAGTTCCTACTGTAACTAGCAATGGAAATATTATGTATGGAATTAATCGATGATAATAGAAGAATCTGATTTTAGACTTACTCCTATATCAAATGATAGTAATTTTTGGGATTTAGAATTTCTCCATACCGTAAATTCACGGTCAGGAGAAATTCGCCAAGAGTTTAAAAATGCTGCTTACGGACTTACTTTAGAATCTGCAATTAAACGAATTATACATTATAGATGTATTAATAAACGTAAGAATGATGCTTTAAATATGAATGAATATTTAAAGTTATACAGACAAGAATTGCAGAATCTGACTAAGTATTTAAATGGCGACATTTTATCTAACAAATGATGGTAGTTCTGTAATAGAAGGTCCTTGTTTTGTATATATGATTAGTATATACAAAATATGGAAAGACAGGACAGAATTACACGGAGTTAAATACTGTAAAGCAAATACTCCTTTAAAAATAAAGAAGTATGCTAAATATACTAAAGAATCAGATCATATCATTGGTAAATTTATAGATTGGGTTCAAGCACCTAAATCTTATATAGATAAAAATAAATTAAAAATAGTAGAACCTTATGTCCGTAATAGAAAACGACACAAATCGTAAATATTGTTCTATGGACGATTCTCTAGCAGAACTTCTTATTAATCAAATTAGTAATGAATTGTACAATAAACATTTGTATTTAACATTTGCTAATTTTTATGATACTGAAGGTCTTCCTAAGTTAGCAGAATATTATAAACTTAGAGCAAAAGAAGAAGAGAATCATCAAAAATGGATAGTAGATTTTCTTAATTATAATGACATTTGTTTTCAATTTCCTGCCGTAAAAGAAATTGACGTTAATATTGAGAACAAGCAAATTCCTTTTAATATTACAATAGATGTTGAAGTAGAAACTACTAATAGTATTTATAATATTATTAATAAAGCATTGGAACTTAAAGATTATATGACATTTAATTGGATTATGGGTAATGGTCCAATCGAAGGTAATCTTTGTTCAGAACAATGCGAAGAAGAATCTATTTCAAGAACTATAGCTGAGATGTCTCAAGATTCTGCATCTTGGTTAATTAAAGAAAATTCTATTTATAATTTTTATATTAATTCTAGAAAATAATGGAAAATATTAAAGAACGTGTTCAGTACCACATTGATTCATTTATTGATTTTGAAGGTAAAGAACATAAATTTGTTATTGCCGCTGTAAGTACAATTCTTCCTAAAAGATTCAAGGATTATTCCGATGACTATTATGAAGGAGGAGAAAAAGAATTTGCTACTCTTTATCATACAGTAGATTGTTATGTTGAAGGACAAGGTTTTGAAGATGATCCTGAAGATGAAGTAGTTAAAAAAGTATCTGTTGGATTTTCAATTTGTAATCCTGAAGATAAATTTGACGAAAATGTAGGTAAGTTTAAAGCTTATAATAGAGCAAAGAATTCAGATTCAGTACTTTATGCTACCAAATCAGGAATGATTAATACTAAAGTAGTAACTGCACTTCTTCTTCAAGAATCTGAATATTTTAAAGAAAATCCAGGATCTCAAATTAAAGGTTATCGAGATAAAATGAATCGATATCTTGATGCTGAAAATAAAAAGGCAAGTTGGGATAAACTTCCTACTGACGAAAAGAATCTTATTAAGCGTATTGCTAATATGGATTTTGATTTTCTAAAGAAAATGGTAACTTATTATAAAAATAATAAGTAATGAAATATATTTCTTGGATTTGGGCTATTATTGTTACAGTTATTTTAATTTTTAAAAGTTGTAATCATAATAGTTCAAATCAAGATAATTCTATATTAATAGATTCTTTAAATAAAATATCTATAAAATACGATTCATTGCAATCGGTTAGATGTCAACTTAAAGATTCTATTAATATAATTGATAGTACTATATTTAAAATTAAGTATGAACACAAAAAAGACATTAGTACTATTCTTACTCAGCCTGTTGATTCCGATTGTAAGTTTTTCTCAAACTATTTATCCGAAAATTCTAAACGACTCTTTAATTGTAATAACTCCGACACAATTAAAACAAACTAATTTAATATTTTCAGAACATTCTTATTATGTTAAATTAGTTCCTCAGTTACAGTCTAAAATTATTAATTTGCAATCTATTAATAATATTTGGGAACAATCTGATTCTTTACAAAAAGAAAAGATTAATACATGTATGCAAGTTATTAATAATAACAACACAACCATTAATAACTTAAATAATACTATTAATAAGAATAAACGTAAAATTCGTAATTTAAGAAATTGGACTATAGGAGGATTTGGATTAAGTTCTGTGCTGATTGTTATTCTTTTATTGAATTAACTATTTGTATTTTATTATATTTTATGGCTAGAATCCGAGATAAGGATGGTGTTGTTTTAAAATTTGAGGATAGATCTTGTAAAGATTGTGGTTTATATCCCTGTTTCCAAGGACAAGAGAATTGTGTTAGTGACATGGCTAAATATGGATGTACTGCTTATAAATTAGCTCATGACAACAATACTAGCAAAGTTAATGGCTCGATGTGAAGAAACAGGAGGATATATTAATTATGTATTTAGGAATCTAGAAACTGAAGATGTTTATGATAAGTATGTCTTATGTACTATGTATCCTAATTGGGAACATAAAATATTAAATTTAGAAGATATAGGGTATCTCACATACGAAGTACATATTGCAGGTGCTGATAAGTATTTCGATGGTGAAAAGTTCTTACCTTATAGATACACAGGCATACAATTCATAAAATTTATAGATAAACCAAATGAAACAACAAAAAATATTATTTTATAATTATGAGTATTCTCGCAGATAAGCTTACAGAAGCTTTAGAAGCCAAACGTAATGACATTAATTCATTTATTTGGAAAAGTGCAAAAAGATTTGTAAATAAACAAAGAGTACAAGAAGAAATCAAACTTGTTGATGCTACTCCTGAACAACTTCAAACTTTTTATAATCATTGTAGAACAATGCTTTATAATAAGGATAACAAGAATCCAGGACGTTATGTTTTGTTAGATCTTATTAAACAACAACGTGCTTGTTGTAATGCTGAATTGTATTTGAAGTATCTCGAGGAAGGAGATCCTGAAACGAATGCTAAACCTTATCCTCGTTTCTCTTATTTTCAAGCGTTAAAAACTTTCTTGGAACAAAATAAAGAAGTATTGCCTAAAGAAGTTTGGGCGACTACTCCTATTACAGTAATTTCTACAACCCCTCCTGAATTCTCTGAAATTACTATTGATATGATTTACAAAGCTTGTTTGGATGCATTAGGTGCATTTAATAAGAAACATATTACTAATAACTTCCTTTGTAATATGGGTCTTTGGTTTACTCCACAAGAAATGAAAGATCTTCACGAAGTAGATGAAAATGGTAAGGTAATTGATCGTTTAAAAGTTGTAGAAACTAGACTTCAACTTAGAAATAATATTTCTTTACATATTAATCCTAAAGGAGGTCTTACTTATAGAGAATTCAGAGCAATGTATAAATTGCAAAGTAAAAAATATTCAGAACTCACTAAGGATCAACTTACAATTCTTCGAGATAAAATTCTATTTAAACTAGAAGAAGAAGTTCAATATCATATTGATCAATGGCTTGAACGAATGCGCCAACTTAAGTTGGTTGCTGAATCTAAAGGTATTACCTTGAAAGATGACGAGAAGTGAAAGACAAGAACAATGTAGAGTATCTTGGATTAAAAATAAATGTTGCGGAACAGTTATTGCTCCAACGGGAGTAGGCAAAACCCGAATTGCACTGAATTGTATAAATTCAGTTCTTAAAAAATACCCTTCATTTAGAGTAATTATAGTTGTTCCCACAACCACATTACAAGAACAGTGGACAACACAAATAGATGAATGGGGTTTAAGTTTAAATGTAGAAATATTAGTTATTAATAGTGCTATTAAAAGAGAATCTTATTGTGATTTATTAGTGATTGATGAAGCACATCGTGCTGCCGCTGATACATTTCAACAAATTTTTCAAAAAATACACTATAGATTAATATTGTGTCTTACTGCTACTTTAAATCGAATTGATGGAAAAGAAAAAATCATAAAAGCTTATTGTCCTGTTGTTGACGAAATCACTTTAATGGAAGCTACTTCTAATAATTGGATTTCTACTTATAAAGAATATCTTGTATTATTAAAAGCAGATAACATTGAAGAATACAACAATTCTAATAGGTTATTTAATGAAGCATTTGCTTTTTTTAATTATGATTTTAATTTTTGTATGAAACTACTCGGTTCTGATGGATGGAAACTTAGAAATGCATATCGTGATATGCTTTGTCCTAAAGGAACTCCTGAAGAACGCACTAAGCTACTAGCATCTATTAATTATTATTCCGCTAATTTTAATAGAGCAATGCGAGATAGAAAATCTTTTATAAATAAGCATCCTAAGAAAATAGAAATTGCTAGAAAAATTATACAACATTATAACGATAGAAAAATAATTACATTTTCTAATAGTGTTAAAATGGCAGATTCTATTGGAATAGGTAACACTTATAAGGGAAGTCTAAGTAAAAAAGTAGCAGCTAATATGATTACTGAATTTAATACTTCTAAAACAGGAGTATTAAATACAGTTCAAAAAGCTAATGAAGGTTTAGATGTAAAAGGATTATCAGTAGCAATTATATTAGGATTAGATTCATCTGAAATTAAATCTTCTCAAAGAAGAGGTCGTGTAATTCGATTTGAAGAAGGAAAGATAGCATCTATATTTAATCTTATTCTTGATGATACAGTAGAAGTAACTTGGTTCAAAAATAGTCATAAATCTGCAAATTATATAACTATCGATGAAGAAGGACTTGAACAAGTATTATTAGGAAATGAGCCTAAACCTTATCGTAAGAAACTTAAAGAAATGGTATTTAGATTCTGATGACTAAAGAAAGATTATTAAAACTTATTTATTTATCTAATATTAATATTAAAGATTTACCTTTTTATTATAATATAGATAAAATTGAATCCGATTTGAAACAATTGGAACGTGAATTTTTTGAACCATATGTAATTAAACACTCTTAAACGAGATTAAACTATTACAGTTAGAAGTAATAATATAAACTTTTAACTGCTTGAAAACTTTTAATTTAAATTTTGACGAAGAATTAAATTTATTAGATTTTTATAATCTTACTCCTACTGAATTGACTGCTATTAGAACTATTCTATTAGCTAAAGAAGATGAAGATGAATATTTATTTAAATTTAATAATATACTCACCAAAGTAAATATTAAATTTAGAGATCTTCTTTTATCTTTACAATCTAAAGGTGTTATTCTAAAAAGTTATAAAATTCCCGAAGCAGGCACAGCTTTTGATTTGGAAGAAGTTCAATTAAATAAAGCCTTTGTAAAACGATTCTATAAAGCTTCTTTTGAATTAGGAAAAGAACTTTTTGAAATATATCCTGCATTTGGTTATATTGGAGAATCTTTAGTAGCATTAAGAGGAGTAGCAAAGAAATTTAATTCTTTAGAAGATTTCTTTCGTTTTTATGGTAAAAGTATTAAATGGAATCCTGAAACTCATTCTAAAATTATAGAATTAGTTCAATGGGCTAAAGATAATACTACATTTTTAAATTGCTCTATTAGTTCATTTGTAATAAATCAATGGTGGAATGAATTAGAAGCACTTAAAAACGGGGAAATAGCTAATATTAACTTTAATACAATTAAAATGCTTTGATTTCAGACAGTGTCTTTAATGAAATTGAAAGAGGTAGATTAGGTTTAAATAAAGGTATACCTATGGGTCTTCCTAAGTTAGAAAGCATAATAGATGGTGTAACTCGTGAAACTTACACACTTATCCTGAGTAATTCGGGTGCAGGTAAGACGAGTTTTGCACTTTACTCGTATGTTTTTAAACCTTTACAAGCTCATATTGACGATGATGACTTTAAAATTATTTATTTCTCTCTAGAAATGAATGCAACTTCGTTGTTTATAAAGTTATTGTCTATGTATTTATTTGAAACCTATGGAATTGAACTATCTTATAAAAAGATACTATCTAGAGAACGAGATTATGTATTATCTGAGGAATATTACGAATTAATCAAAAAGTGTAAACCTTGGATAGATAAAATTGAAAGTAAACTGGAAATTTACGATAAACAAGTAAATGCTAATACAGTTTATTCAATTTTAAAGAAACGACTTGAGGAAATGGGAACTTTTTCCGAAAGTGAAAACCGACTCATTTATACTCCTTATAATCCTAATTTGATATATAATGTAATTATAGATCATATAGGATTAATAAGACCTCAGCAAGGGAATACTTTAAAGAAAGAAATCGATAACTTATCTGCATACTTAGTAGTACTAAGAGAGAAATGTAAGATAAGTCCTGTCGTAATCCAACAAGCTAATCGCGAACAAGGTAATATCGAGAGATTCAAACAGGGAAAATCGGCCTTTAGTATTAATGATAAAATAATTAATTTATAGAAATTTAAGAAAAACTATTTTGAAATCTATCAATTTTTAGAATTTTATGAACAAGGATTAAAAGATTCTGAAATATCCAGAATTTCAGGTGATTCTGAATCTACTATTGCAAAAATTAGAAAAAATAACAAACTTCCACCAAACGGAAGAAAAAATCCTGAATATTATAATTATTCTTTTTATACTAAATCCTCTATATCATTAAATGCTATGTTTTATAATTGGTATCGTCCAGTGAAAACAGTATATAAGGATGACTTATTTAAAATAGAACCTCTTGGACTAGCTATCTGGTATATGGATGATGGGTATAAATGTAATCCTTATGGAGGATGTATGTTATGTACTAATAATTTTTCTAAACAAGAGTTAGAATTAATAAAAGAAATGTTTAAAGTTAAATTTAATATTTTTATAACTTTAAATAATAAGTCCGATAATCTTGTATATATTCCAAGTAAAGAATATCCTAAATTTAAAAGATTGATAGAGCCTTATATAGTATCTTGCATGAAATATAAGTTATAAGTGTCATTATAAAACTCCGTTAAACAGGGAAACTCCTGAAAAGGACAATCTTGTGCTAAACCCTCAAGAAATTGAGGAAAAAGCTAAACGACTAGATGTGATGCCTAACGAGAAAGACGAGGCTATAAAATCATCCACGAAAGCGGGGCACTGTTCAGAGTAAAATTCGTGAGAATATAAAATGAATGAAAGATATAGTCTGAACTATACATATAAATAAAAGTATAGAATTAAAGGATAAAGAGCCTTTAAGATAACAAATTTGGCTAAAGATACAGGGAATACCGTACAAGACAGTAATGTTATGATTGCTTTATATAATCCTTTTCGCGACGCGCTTAAAACTTATCGCAAATATAACATAGAACAATTAGAAAGTGTATTCCGAAGCATTATGGTTTTAAAGAATCGTTTCGGTGACTGTGATGTTGAAATCGGATGTAGTTTTTACGGTTGGATTAATTATTTTAAAGAACTTCCTTTACCTGATGAAATCTATGATTATGATAAATACAAGAATCCTAATTGGATTCTTGAAAAAGATGAAGTAAATTCTGAGATTAAACAAGAAAATGAAAAACAAGATGATATAAATAAACAACAATTAAATTTTATTTTATAATGAGCAATCTTATTGCACTTGGAGGACTTTCTAATACTGGTAAATCAACATCTTTGAAGTATTTGGAACCTGAATCTACATTTATTATTAGTTGTACTAATAAGCAATTGCAGATTCCTGGTTTTAGAAAAAAATACAAAAAAGTTGCAGTAAAAGATAAGAAACTTACTGGAAATTGGCTTACTAGTAATAGTTATCCTCAAATTACTCAGATGTTGCAAATAATTTCAAATACACGTCCAGAAATTAAAACGATTATTTTGGATGATTGTAACTATCTTATGAGTAATGAAGCTATGGTTAATGCATTAACTAAAGGCTATGAAAAGTTTTCAGTTAGTGCAAAGAATTACTATGATTTGATTCAATCTGCACAAAATCTGAGAGATGATCTTAATGTAGTTCTCATTTCTCATATTATAAACAATGGTACTGATATGGAACCTGAATGGCGTCTTTACACCACAGGTAAACTGTTAAACAGTACTGTTAATATTGATGGTTTGTTCTCATATATTTTGTATGCAGAACGATATATTGATGATGATGAATCTATCAAGTATCGATTTAAAACTCGTACTGATGGTTATGATACTTGTCGTTCAACTGAAGGTTGTTTCCCCGATAAGTATATTGAACCTAATATGAAATCGGTTCTTGATAGAATTAATCAATTTGAAAACGGCGAAGACGAATGAAATTGACATTTAATCTTATTGTAGATACTACAACAGGTGAATTTGATGTAGTAAATACAGAAACAGGAGAAGTCAAGTCTGTTAAAACCAAAAAGACTTCTAAGTCTAAAACATCTAAAGTAGAGGATACAGATCCAAATCCGAAACTTATACTTTTAGATACTAAGTATGAGCTTAATTCAGCTGCTCTTAAAGCTTTAAACGTAGAGCCTGATGATAGAATAGATATTAAATATGATAAACAAGGTAATCAATTTATACCTATTATTGGTTCTGATGAAAGTTTTGGTACTAAGGGAGGAAATCGTTTAAGCAAATCTAATACCGTTGCTTATAGAGGTAAATCACATGATCAACTCGTAGAATATGGTACAACATTTGATTTAATTCCTCACGATAATAGAAAGGGTATTTTCATTCTTAAAGGTGATAAAGAACCCGAAATTATAGAAGATGAAAATCTTGCTAAACCTGAGGTAATTGACGAGTTTGTTGATAATTTAGATTTAGATGATTTAGTTGAAGATACTACAGAAATTTCTTCTTTTGATTTTAATATTTAATTTTAAAAATATATTTAACATGGATCTTAATCTTGATTTTAGAGGTATTAGTGAAAATTCAGCAATTAGTAAATCGGGTGCTCTTAAACCTTGGGACATTTATGATGTAACATTTGATGGATTGGAACAAGTTACAATGAAAGGTAAGAAAGACCCTGAAGCTACTTATAATACAATTAAGCTTAGCTTTAGTGGAGAGAAAGGTAAATTTTCTACTAATCTATTTATTCCTTCAACTCAAGAAGATATTACTCGTAAGGTTATTACTAACAAGGATGGTCATGAATATGAAATGCCTTCTCGATTTGAGGAATTTAAATGGACATTGCTTCAGGTAGCAGCTGTAGTTAATCCTTCGGGATATGAAAAACTTAAAATCCAAGCTGCGAAGATTAAAACGATGGAAGACTTTATCAAGCTTGTACTTACTGTAGCAAATGCTAAGAAAGGTGCTAAAACTAAATTGAAACTTACTGGACGTAATAATAACGGTACTGTTTACGCACAAATTCCTAACGTTTGTGGTATTAGTAAGGAAGGTAATTGCTATGTTCGTAATAATTTTATTGGAGATAATGTAGAATTCTCTGATTATGAAGCACGTCAAGCTGCCGCATATAAGACGGCTAAGCCTACTGTAATGTCAGCTATAGCTCCAAATGCTGATACTGTATTAGTACCTGAAGTAACTTCCACAGATACTAGTGATATTGATTTTGATAGCATTCTCTAATTAAAATATAAAACAAGGGTACTTATTTAGTATCCTTGTTTTTGTTTTAAAATAATACTAAATTTAAAATTCTAATTAGAAAGATATGGATTTTAATTTTAGTATAGGATCAAAAATCACTAAAGACTTTATATTATCTAAAGTCAATCAAGAAACTATATTAAGTCATTATTTAGGTTTTGCAATAGAAACTAAAAAACTCTTTGTTTCTCCTTTTAGGGATGATAAAAATCCTACTTGTGGTGTTTATAAATCTAAGTCAGGGATAGTTTATTTCCATGATTTTGCTACTAATAAACATTATAATTGTTTTAATGTAGTAATGGAAAAATATAATTGTTCTTACTATAAAGCATTAAAAATAATTGCAAGTGATTTTAATCTAATAGAAGAACAAGTTGTAAAGAAAACAAAAATTATTCCTGTAAAAGAAATAGATACTAAAGGTAGTACATTTTTACAAGCAGAAATAAAAGAGTTTTCGGAAGATGAACTTGAATGGTGGTCTAAATATGGTATTACATTAAAAATTTTAAAGAAATTTAATGTTTATTCTTGTAAAAACGTATTTCTTAATGGTAGTTTAATAAGTACTTCCTCTAAAAATTGTCCAATTTACGGATATTATGGAGGAAAGCAAAAGGACATTGAATTATGGAGAATGTATTTTCCTAAACGAAAATCTTATAGATTTTTAGGTAATTATCCTGCAAAGAAAATACAAGGTTTCAAACAACTTCCTAAAGAAGGTAAACTTTTAGTAATTACTAAAAGCATGAAAGATACAATGACTTATTATTCTTTAGGAATTACTGCTATTGCTCCTAATTCAGAAACTTTATTTTTAGAACAAAAAGTATTAGACGATTTAAAATCTCGGTTCAAATATATTGTAGTTCACTATGATAATGATAGAGCAGGTAAATACAATTTAGCAAAGATAAGACATTCTTATCCTGAACTAAATTATTTTTTTATTCCAAATACTTTTAAAGCTAAAGATATTAGTGATTTCTATAAGAAATACGGAAGAGAAAAAACAATAGAATTTTTAAAAACAAATATTTTAAAACTTAAAAACAATGGCTAAACAGACTATAGAGTCTTTTGTTGAAAAGGTAAAGCTTAAACACGGAGATAAATTTGATTTTTCAGAAAGTAATTATTAGGGTTTAGATAAAGACATAATTTATAAATGTCCTATTCACGGAGAAGTTCATCAAATAGCTAAAAAAGTATTAACTCATTCAGGATGTCCGCTTTGTGACCAAGAAAAAGCAAAAAAGAAAAGACGTTCAGGTTCTTATTCTAAAAGTAAAGGTAACAACTATGAATTGAAAATAGCTCACGAATTAAATGAACTTGGTTACACAGGTGTTGTAACATCTAGAAGTCAGTCCAAAAGAATGGATGATATGAAAGTTGATTTAGTAGATACAGAAAATAAATTACCTTTCTATTGTCAACTTAAATGTACTACCAACACTCCTAATTATTTTAAAATTAGAAGTGCTTGTCCTCTTGAAGATAAACCTTTTGTAATAATGTGGAATCGTCAAGAAGTTAAAGAAGGCCAAGTAAATATGAGCAGTGCTGGTGAATTGGTTATGATTGATAAAAACTTTTTCTACGAATTACTTAAATCTTATAATAACTAAGATATGAATAAATATATAATAGCTGTAGCTGATTTAAATGAAAATGTTGTTTGGACAGATTATGTTATGGCTCGTTCAATGAATGAAGCTAAAGACAAATACATTTCAAAATTTGCTAGAGACCATGATACTCCTTATTGTAGTGATTGGGAAGAGTTTCTAGACGAAGCTTACGATTGTGGATTTCTTTTAGGAGAAATTATGGATGTTGAATTAATGTAATGAAATTAAGAATTGGTTTAGATATAGATAATGTAATTGCAGATTGGGATTACGGTTATCTAAAAAGATTTAAAAAATGGCCAAAATATGATTGGGCTATTACTCGAAATGTAAATAATATTTTAATACACGAAAGGGATTTTTGGTTAGAATTACCTGTATTACAATTACCAAATTTTGAACCAAGACTGTTTTGTAGCGCTAGAGTAAATAATAAAAGGTGGACTAAAAAGTATTTGACCAATAATGATTTGTTTAGTCCACTTTACCAAGTTCCTGGGTATCATTTAAGTAAAGCTGATGCTTTAAAAGGTAAAGTTGATGTTTTCATAGATGACTCAATTAAAAATTTTATAGACTTGAATACAAAAGGTATTCCATGTCTGTTGATGGATTCTCCCACTAATAAATTTTGGGGTCCTGTAGGACGCGTAAATAGTCTTAAAATTGATGAAATTGAGAACGCTTATGAGCTATTTATGATGTCAGCTTTTGATGATTTTTCGAAGTTGTTATGAACTTAGAAAAAATAAAAATTAAACCGTTAATAGAAACTCTTAAATTAGAAGATATTTCAGATGAAATTTATTTCTCTAAGAAATATTCTAATTATATTTCTAATTCTAGATTAGGTTTAATTAATCCTAGTCAAGATGGAAGTCCTGAGAAATTCTTTAATGGAGGCTTTAATGCTTTTTCTGACAGTTTAGTTTTTGGTTCAGCGTGTCACGAATTAGTATTACAACCTGAAAGTTTCTTTATTTGTGAATCTGTTGACAGACCAACAAGTAAAGCTGGATATATTGCAGATTATGTTTATAATAAAACAGGTGAATTTCCTTCTGATTCTAAATTAATTGAAGCAGCTTCTAAATATGAATATTATAAGACTACTTTTAATAATTCTAAATTAGAAGCTCTAAAAGAAAAATGTAAAGATTATTGGAAAAATAGATACGAATTTGAATCTTCAAATATTGATTCTAGAATACCAATTTATCTTGATCCGAAGAATAGAGAAAGACTTTCAGCTTGTTTAAAAGCATTAGATTCTAATAATAAGATTCAAGAACTATTACATCCTACAGGTTTAATTCAAGAGCCTATAGTTGCTAATGAGAAAACAATCTTATTAGATGTAGAAGTACAAGTAGAAGATTATGAACCATTTATTTTAAAGTTGAAATCTAAATTAGATAACTTTTCGATTGATTGTGATACTAATACTATTACAGTTAATGATTTAAAGACAACAGGAAAAATGGTAAATATCTTTAATGAAGCAATTTATACTTTTCGTTATTATCGAGAAATGGGAATGTATAGTTATTTGCTTTCATTATGTGCTTCTAAATTTTATAATTTAGAAAATCCTACTATTAAGAGTAATTTCTTAGTTGTTTCTACTATTCCTCAATATTATACTAAAGTAGTACCTATGACTAAAAAGTTATTTTTGAAAGGATTTCATGAATTTATAAATTTAACTAAATTAGTAGGATATTATGTTGCAACAGACTCCAGATATAAGCACTTCGCCTCCGTATGATAAAATGAGGCAAATGTATTCTGATTATTTTTCATTGGGTTTTATTAATACAGATATTAAAACTAAGTTTGCTTTAATATCTTTAATAAATTATATAACAAATAAAGCTAAAGAAAAGAAATCAGGAGTTACACATTATCAGATTATTAGAAATATTCTTAAAAATGATTTCTTACCTGAAGATTTCATAAAAGGACTTGCTGTAGTATGCGAAGATTTCTCTTACGGATGTAAAGAATTTCCCACTTTTGAAGTTCCACCTAAGGAAATGGTAAATACAGTAAGAGAAATACTTTTAAAATATATTCCTTTTTAAAATAAATTTTCATTTTTAAGAATTTGGAATTCTAATTTTTGAGGTATATATTAGTATAAGAATCAATAAATGAGAATTCAGAATCCTAAAAAAATTTATGGATTTTGGGTTTTAATTTCTAGATAGTATATTTGTTTTATGAAGTCATCACAAAGATGACAATATGAATTAATGTTTTAAATTTTTACAATTATGAATGCAAATTTTATGAATTTTGAGAAACTCGAAGTAACTGGATCTACTAAGGCTGAAGCACTTGAAAAGGCACCTTTCTTCATTCAAGGTGACGCTACCCAAGCTTACAAGAATTGGCGTAGCAAAATGACAGGTGCTATTACTGAAGCTGATGTAAAGCAGTTCTGTCTTGACTATCTTGCAAAGAAGTCTAAGAATGCTCCTAATGTAGGTTTTGCAGTTACTATTGATGCGGCTGTTGCTGATACTCGTGAACGTCCTTACACTGTAGTAAATCGTAAGAATGAAAAGGGTAAGCGTAAGTACACTACTACTTATCAAGTTATGGATAAGGCTACCGGTAAGGTACTTGTTTCTACCACTGAAACCAAGACTGTTGCTGAGCGTATGGCAAAGGAACTCTATACAAAGCGTGATTTCAAGGGTGATCTCATCTGTACTTACACGAAGCAAGTAACTGAAGGTGAACCTGTAGCTTTTGAACTTAATTATACTCCTTCAAAGGCACATCACGTTGGAACTTACATGGTATTTGGTGTAAAAGCTTAATTACCAATACGTTTATAATATAATAATTGAATTGAAGACGGGACTTTATAGTTCCGTCTTTTTTATTTTTACCAGCTTAACAGCTTAATTTACAACATTGAAAAATGCTTAGAAAATCTACCATTACTAAAATTACAAAACTATTAGGAGATATTAAACAATCAGGACAATCTATTAGAAATTATTGCAAGAAAAACAATATTTCAGAACAACGTATTTACGATATAATTCAAGACGTGAAACGTGGAGTTCTTGATGAAGAATCTAAAAAGATACTAGATTTATATGATTCTTGTAAAATAACATCTAAGAAAAATAAACCTTCTGATGTATCTGAAGAAATTATTGATACTGACGATAGATCTGAAATATCTCTTAATCGAAATGAAGATGGTAGAATAATATCTTATTCTTATAAGATATATAAAAGAAATAAAGCACCTCTTACAGGTACTTTTAGTAGAGAGGAAATGAATACAATTTATCGATTGTATTCATATTACGGTGATTCTTTAACTCAACGCGTTGTAGCAAGACATTTTACGGATTTATCTTTAGTTGATTTCAAACGTATTTTGAGAGCTTTTAATATTACTAAAGCTTCAGGACCTTTTGCTTCTTTTATGTATGAAGAACACACTGAAGAAGAATTACGTGAAATTCAACTTAGAGAAAAGGAAAATAGTTTTCTCCGTAAAGCTGAGGAAGATCAAATTAAAAATAATGAAAAACTTCTTAAAAAGTATGCTCAAGAGAATATTGAATTAAAAAAACAGCTTGAGAATGCTTCTTTTAAAGTTGAAGTTATTCATCCTTCTGAACAATCAATTGATTTTGGATTTACATATGATAAATCCACTACAGAAGAAAAGGTTCTTAATTTGTACGTTTCTGATATACATATAGGTGCAGCTGTAACAAGTGGAACGTTATATTCAGAAAATATTAATTATGGCGATGAAGAAGTTCGTAGAAGACTTAATTATATATTAGAGAACATTACAGATTTTGGAGCATTTGAACACATAAATGTAGTGCTTTTAGGTGATAATATAGACTGTGCTGGTATTGCAGGTAGAACTGCAAGACTTGATCACGAAATGCCTGAAAATATGGATCCTAGACAACAAGCTAATAGTTTTCTTTCTATTATGACTTGGTTTGTAGATTCTTTGAAACATTTATGTAATAGTATTAGTGTATATTCAGTACCTTGTGGTAATCATGGTGGAAACTTTGAATATATGGCAAATCGTGCATTGATGTATGCTTTGAACGTATTAGATCCTAATATTAAAACTACATTGTGGGAAAAATTCTACGGATATTTTAAAGTAGGCGATCACCAATTTTTAGGAATGCACGGAAAGGCAGATGCATACATGAAGAAACCTATGCCTTTGAATCTTAATGATAAAACTCAAATACTCATATACGAGTGGTTAGATTCAGAAGGGATAACTGGAGATAATATTCATATTATTAAGGGTGACTTACATTCTAATTCAATGAATAGTTGTAAGAAATTTACATATCGTAATGTATTAAGTCTATTTGGAGCTTCTGATTATAGTTCATATAATTACAGTCGAAACTCTTGGGGTATGTCTTATGATATTATTAAAAACGGACATCTCATTAGTGGAACTTTTGAAAACATGTAATTAATAACATTTTAATTTATCAATATTATGGCTAAAAAAGTAAATAAGTATGCATTTGGAGTATACAAAGCAAACAAAAATTGTAAACCTGTAACTTATAATGGTACAGAATATCTTTCTAAAGCACAATGTATGGCATTGGAAAAGATTGATCGTAAAACTCTCGAAGAATATCTTAAAAATCAAAATAATAACGACTAATGGAAATTACACTCGACGAACTTCTTTTGGGAAAAGCAACAGTTATTAAAGATAATGAATATTATCCTACTGCTGCCTATGTAGAACCTTTTCTTGAACGTATGCAAAAATATACTACTGATTTTAGAGTTCAAGTTAAGTTACCTACTCAACTTACTAAAGATCAGGATGATACTATGAATGTATATAATAGAGTAGTAGTACAAGCAGTTCTTCCTGAAGAATTGACTATTTCAAATCATTCTCAAGTAGTAGGAATGGTTTACGGAATTGATGTTAAGAAACCTGTAGTTAAATTTTATTCAGGAGCTTTAGATAACGTATGTACTAACCTCTGCGTATTTTCTCCTGATCAACTTAGTTGTAGTCCTCTTGAACCTAGTACTGCTGTAAATTATAGTCCTGTTCTTAAAATTATGGATTCTATAGAAGATACAGTTAAGTTTATTACTAAACTTAAGAATACTCCATTTGACTGTTCTTATAGAAATACTAGTGAACAATTAGGAAATTGGACTAAGAATGCTATTTCAGCAAATCTAGATACTGGTTTTGGAAAAGTAAAAATCTCTAAGACTACACCAACTGATGCTTACGAAATGTTGTTCGCTGATAAGAAATCCCGTTATTATGTAACTGAACCTAGTACAGATATGTATAATGTATATAGTGCATTTACTCAAATTCTCACAGATTCTATGAAACGAGATTTGCTCAATGTGTGCGAGAAAACACTTCTTGTAAAGCAAATTCTTGGAATATTTTAAATTTTGATAATTAATATTTAATTGTTATATTTAATATAGTATTTTTATAACAATTAAATATTAAATTTTATGAACATTTTAAAAAGAAATGGAACAAAAGAGCCTTTTGATAAGCGGAAAGTATATTCTGCTATTCAAAAGGCTTTTTTGTCTTGTAATGTTGTAATATCAAATGAAACGTTACAAGACATTGTAAATTCAGTAATTATCTGGGAAGATATTAGTGTTGAAGAAATTCAAGATCAGATAGAAGAACTGCTAATGGATTTTGATTATCCTGATATAGCTAAAGAGTATATTCTTTATAGATATAAACACGCTTTAGCTAGAAATCTATCAGATAATAGTAAATTCAATACAACTATAGAAGAAATAGTTTCAGGTAAAACTAATGAAGTAACTACTGAAAATGGTAATAAGGATGCAAAACAATTTAATGTGATGCGTGATCTTATTGCTGGCGAAGTATGTAAAAAACTTTATAAAGAAGTAGAATGTGATCCTAAACTATTAGAATTGCATAAAAAAGGTGCAGTTCATATCCATGATACAGATTATCGTTTTATGCATGGTATTACAAATTGTTCATTAATTAATTTGGAAGATATGCTTCAAAATGGTACTGTAGTTAACGGAAAGAAAATTGAAAAGCCTCACAGTCTTAGAACAGCTACTACAATTGCAACTCAAATACTTACAGCGGTAAGTTCAAGTCAATATGGTGGAAATAGTATTACCTTGTCTCATTTAGCGCCGTTTGTAAGAATTAGTAAAGAGTATTATGAAAAATTCTTCGGAAGCTATGATACTATCCCTGACTACGTTAAAAAGCAATTAGTAGAAGAAGCATTAGAGAAAGAAATTAAAGATTCGATGCAAACGTTGTTGTATCAACTCAACTCAATGACGAGTACAAATGGGCAATCCCCTTTCTGCTCAGTATTTTGTTATATACACGAGAATGAAGAGTATGTTCAAGAGAATGTAGCTCTCATATGTGAGTTGTTTAAACAACGAATACAAGGAATGAAAGGTCCAACAGGACAAAATATTAATCCTGCTTTTCCTAAAATTCTATATGTACTTGATGAAGATAATATTACATCTGATACTAAGTATTATTATGTGACTCAACTTGCAGCTGAATGTACTTGTAAAAGAATGGTACCTGATTATATTTCTGCTAAGATAATGAAGAAATATAAAGAGGGAAATGTATTTCCAAGCATGGGATGTCGCAGCTTCCTTCATCCTTGGAAAGATAGTGAAGGAAATTATAAATTTTGGGGCAGATTAAACGTTGGAGTCATTTCTATTAATTTACCTTACTTTGCATTAGAATCTAAAGATTATAATGATTTCTTAAGTAAATTAGATACTATCATAGATAGTATCTCAGCTGAACAATTTAGAATTTATAGTCAAATCTCTGAAACAAGTACTGATGTTGCTCCTATTTTATGGAACTACGGTGCTTTTGCAAGATTGCCTAGAGGTTCTAAAATAGGTGAAGCAATTAAAGATGGATATTGTTCTGCTTCTATAGGATATATGGGAATTTCAGAATGTGTATATCATTTTGGAAAAGAATATCCTACTAAAGAAGGACAACAAATGGGGTTAGATATTATTAAACATATGTATGATAGAGCCAATTACAATAAAGAAAAATACGGATTAGCTTTATCTTTATATGGTTCTCCCGCTGAAAGTACGACAACTACTTTTGCTAAAGCTTTGAAACAATTTCCTCAAGAGTATATGGTAAATGATAGAGATTATATAACTAATAGTTATCATATTCCTGTTACATATCCTATTGATGGTTATTCAAAGATAGAATTTGAAGCTCCTTTTCAAGAATATTCATCAGGAGGCAGCATAAGCTACGTAGAATGTTCTGATGTAAGGAAGAATCCTGAAGCTATTCTTAATATTCTTAAGTGTATATATGATAATATGATGTATTGTGAAATAAACACTACTTCATGTGATGTATGTTATACTTGTGGGTATGAAGGAGAAATTCATATGGATTCTGAAGGTAAACTTAGTTGCCCTAATTGTGGGGAAGTTAATCCGCATCAATTATATGCTATAAGAAGATTATGTGGGTAAACCTATTGCCCCTATAAATAGTAATATTTATAGAAAACACCGAATATGCTGGAAAATCCTTAGAGTTTTATAATTTTAAATAAAATTTATAAAAATTGGACAATCAGCAGAGATAGCCAATTAACTACTGTAATTTTGTGGAATCCCAAAATTATAAACGTATATTTATATAGTTATAAGGAAGCTCTCAACGACTACCAAGGTGCATCTAATTTTAGATGATTGTATAGTCTAATCCCTTTATTATTATTTTAATTTATATTTATATGCGAAAAGTTATTAGGTATTGCGAAATTTGTGGAATTTCTTCAAATGAAAAAATTGTTAGCTTTAGTAAAAAATTCAATATGTGTTTATGTAAGAAACATTTACATCAATTTACTAAATTTGGTCATAATTTAGATTCAAATTCAAGAGGAGTTTTTTGATCCAAATGAAATAAGAATATTAGATGATAAGTGTGAAATTGATACATATGATCAATATGGAAATGTATTATATACATATTTATTCGACAAAGATAATTTGAAAGAGGCAAAACAATTTAAATGGAGAACTGTATTAAAAGATAAAGGTGAAAAACCTTATTTAGTTACAGGCAATCAAAATTCACAAAAAGAATATTTTCACAGATTAATTCTAGGAAATCCTGTCGGAAAAGAAATTGATCATATTAATGGAAATTCTTTAGATAATCGTAAAACAAATTTACGAATTATAAATAAAGAAGATAATCAGTTAAATATGGATAAATGTAAAAATAACAAATCAGGATTTCGAGGAGTTATTCAATTAAAATCTAACCTTAAATGGAAAATAGATTTTACATATAAAAACATAAGATATTATTTTAAGCAATTTGATAAAAAAGAGGAAGCTGTGTATTTGCGTTATTTATGTGAAGTTTATTTCCAAAAAGAATTTAGATTTAAAGAAAATGATAAAGCAATTCAAACTGAAATTGATAAACTTTCGGATATAGAAAAGAAAAATATAAAAGATTATTTTAATAATAAAATAAATATGTTGAAAAGCAGGGTATAAAATGATATAGGTGTTCTAACTAACGGAATTAGTAAAGGACGAGTTGGAGACATTAACGATAGAGTAAAACACTTCTAAATGATTAATGTTATTGAATATAAAAAATATGATGTGATTAATGGTCCAGGTATTAGGTGTTCCATATGGTTAGCAGGATGTAATAATTGCTGTAAAGATTGTTGGTCACCACAAACTTGGAATCCTGATCAAGGAGAACCTCTGGATTATGATATATTAAAAACATATATTAATAATTCTAAAATTGATGGAATTTCTATATTAGGAGGAGATCCATTTTATCATCTATTTAATAATAATGCTTATGATGAAACTTTAAAGTTTTTGCATTTTTGTAATATATATAATAAATCTATTTGGATTTGGACAGGGTATTCGTATGAAGATATTAAAAATAAATATCCCGAATTACTTAAATATATTACAGTATTAATAGATGGTAAATATGATTATACTAAAAGAAATTTAAATCTAAAATGGAGAGGTTCGACCAATCAAAGAATTATAGATGTACAAGAATCTTTAAAAAATAATAAGGTTATTTTATTAAATGATTAAATTAGGAGAAGAGCAGGCTATCGCTTTTGATAAGATTAAAAAATTTATCAGAAGTGATAAGCCTGCTTTTTCATTAACGGGTCCTGGAGGTAGTGGAAAAAGTTTTCTTATTTCTACTATTATAGATTGGCTTGAAGATACAGGTATTGATTATTGTCTTTGCGCACCAACACATAAAGCTAAAGCAGTAATTAAATACTATTCTAAAAGAGATGCTACTACATTACATAAACTTTTATCTTTATCTCCTAATTTAGATATAATTGAATTAGATTTTAAAGATTTATTGTTTAAAATGGGTAAGGATTCAGGAATGATTCCTTATAAAGGTTTAGTAATTTGTGATGAGGCTTCAATGATAAGTGATGATTTATTTAGAATTTTGCTTAAAAAATGCTCTGAATTTAAGAGTAAGATTCTATTTATTTCAGATAAATGTCAGTTAAAGCCTGTAGATTCAGATAGAGTATCTTTAGTATATGATTTGAAAGATTCATTTAATTTGACTAAAATCTATAGACAGTCTTCAGAAAGTGCTATTATGCCTATCTTAGAGACTCTTAGAGAACATCAAATACTTCACTTTAATACTTCTACTAGTGAGAGTGGTAATGTGTTCTGTGAGTCTAATTTTATTGAATTTTTTAATTTGTGTAAAAATGGAATAAAAAGAGCTATAGATAATCATGACATTTTTGAATCTAAAATATTGGCATTTACTAATAACAGAGTTAGTAATTATAATGAAGCAATTGCTAAACATATATTTGGAGATTCTAAACATTGGCATAAAGGTGAAATATTAATGGGATGTGAGAATCTGAAAATTAATAAGTACAATTTTTGGAACTCTATGGATTATTTATTAGTAAAAGACCCTAAACCTATAGATATTAGAATTCCATACTTTATGTCATTACCTGCATTTGAATTGTCTTTATATGATACAGGTAATGATGAAACCCATAATATTAAAATACTTGATAAAAATATAGATCCAAGTATTTTTGAATCTTTAGCTGCTCATATAGATAGTTTAAGATTACAAGCAATTGATGCTCTCCCAAAATACAGAGGTATGACTTGGGGTAAATATTATAGTGTTTTAGATAGTTTTACAACACCTGTAGATTTAAGATTTGACGGAAGATTAATTAGAAAAAAATCTTTTGATAGAGGTTACGCATTAACTATTCATAAATCACAAGGTTCTAGTTATAATAATGTATATGTCGACATGACAGATGTTATGCGAAATCGTGATCCTGAAAATTTACGACAATTACAATATGTAGCATTATCAAGAACTAGAGGTGATACTTATATTTTTCAAAAATGAGAATAGACAATTTAAGTTTAGACAAAGCAACTTATTTAGAAAAAACTCCTGAGCATATTACTTATCAAATTAATAGATGGTTGCCTAATGATTATTATGGTAAAGAAAAAGATTATATTAAAGTAAACGACGAATTCTATCAGAATCCCGATACTCCTAAATATAGAATTCATAAAAGTTGTTTTGTAAGTCCTGAAATTTCTTTTACAATCGCTGCGTTTAGATGGTATCACGATAAAGGTTATATCTTAGAATTTGAAGCAGATGAACCTATGCGTTTAAACTATTCAGAACGACAAGTATTTTGGAAATTATTAGAAGAAGGATTTAAAATATTAAGTAAAAATGGATATTCAGAAAGTTAGAAACGTAGTTGATGATTTAAATACTTATGATTATCTCGCTAAAAAAGGAGATTTTATATCTATTACTGAATGGGGTAATGGAGAAGGTTGGGATATAAGTATTAATGATAATCTGATACATCTTACTAGAGGTCAATTAGATGCAATTATATATCTTACTAAAAGATTAGAATACGAAAAGCTTGATAAATGAAAGTAGCATTAGGAACATTATTGTTGTTTTCTGCTTTAGTTGAACTGTACATATTGTACAGTCTTGATTTAACTGAGCAGATAAAACGACAAGGATATGAAGAATACAAAAATGGTTTAATAATAACTATTTTGGATGCAGTATTAAAAGTATTAAGTGCTATTACACTTTTATTAATATGATAACTATTTCTGTAACTTATAATGATTCTTCACAAATAGAAGATTTGAAAAAATTACCTTTTAATTTTAAGTTTATCGATATTCTCTCAAAGAAAGGCAAGAAAGAAGGTTGGAAACTTAAAAATTATTATGGTGCGCATTTAGATCCGTTTGCTGTAGTTACAACAGAAGACAAACTTCTTACAGTTTTTTATTCAGAAGCAGATGATGTAATTGATTGTTTAATTAAATATCTTAAAAATTATGGAACAAGTAGTAAAAGTAATTAATGTATCTAATCACAAACTTCCTAAATATGAATCTAAAGGTGCAGCAGGTCTTGATGTGTGTGTTGATCTTAGTAGAGTAACTCCTGATAAACCTATTAAAGGTTTCGGTGATGCTGAAGTAATTTGGGCAGGAGAAGGACATAATATACCTATGGTACGTCTAGCTCCTCGTAGCAGAGCACTTTTACCCACAGGGTTGTTTACTGCAATTCCTGAAGGTTATCAAGTATCGCTTAGACCTCGTTCAGGTATGGCTATTAAGAAAGGTCTGCAGCTTGCTAATTCTCCAAGTACTATAGACTCTGATTACAGAGGGGAGTGGATGCTTCCAGTTATAAATCTTGGTTTAGAGGATATCTATATTGAAGATGGTGAACGTATATGTCAAGCTCTCCTTGAAAAAGTTAATAAGATTGAATGGGAAGTAGTAGATTCTCTCAATGAAACTGAAAGAGGAGATGGTGGATTTGGACACAGTGGTAATAAATAAAATATTACAATGATAGATAATGAATTTATAGCTAGAAATACAAATTGTCCTGAAATCTATATTGTAGTTAACAATTGGCAAACTCCTTCAGAAAATCAATTTGAAGTTCTCTATGCTACTAAATCTGAAGAAGACGCAAAATCATTTCTTAAAGGTTGCTACTCTGAGGATTTAGAATGGGTACAAGATAGATGTAATTGTAAGGCTGAAGAATTAGAAGAAAATGAAGTTTCTGACTATAGAACATTTGTAAAACAAGATGTTTTCTTTTCAGAAAACTGTATTAAATATATATATTTACATGATAACTAAGGAAGAATTTTTCGATCTTATTTCAAAACATTTGGAATGGTCAGATAGAATTGATGAAGTTTCTGAAGTTCTCAGTGTACCTACACTCTTTGAAAGCGATTGGATAGAATACGCCTCTAGTTTATTTGATAAAACTATCAATTTTTTATTTGATGAATGTGGAGTAGACGATATAAATTGGTGGTTATATGAAAAATCTGGAAATCCTGAATTAAAGATGTGGGACGAGGATAATAATGAGATTCCAATAGAAACTATAGATGATCTTTGGGAAATTGTTAAATATTATCGTAAATGATTACATATTTGTTGAGTAAATCTTCTAATAATAAATTTAGATTTGTAGTAGTAACTTGGCATGAAGATTATGATAATGGATTTTTAATCACTCGCGAATATGGACAAGTTAGAGGTAAAGTAACTAGAAGTCCTGATACTATTATTAAAATTGGAAAAGCTGGAAGGACTCTTAACCAGCAAGCATTGCTTCAATTTAATAGTTTTGTTAAAGGGTATAAGGATAAAGGTTATATTGAATTAACAAGACATCCTAATAGTTATTCTACAGAAGAATTATCCGAATTATTTGGAGAACTTAAAACTAATCAAGCTGGTGTGATTAAACCTCAATTAGCTAAACAAGCCGATAAGGTTACTAATAAGAAAATCTTTGATAAAGAATGGCTTATATCGCGAAAGCTTGACGGACTTAAAGCTCTATTCTATTATAAAGATGGAGAAATACACACTGCTAGTAGAGGAGGTGATACATACGATTATTCTACTATTCATCTACGAAATAATCCTATGTTAATAGAGTTCTTTCAAGAAAATCCTTCTGTTATATTAGATGGAGAATTGTTTGTTAGAGGTAAAACTCTACAACAACTAAGTGGTGCAGCAAGAATGGAAAAGAATGCTTACGACTGTGATTGGCTTCAATATTGGGTTTACGATTGCTACGATTCATCCAATCCTGATATGATTGCTTCTGATCGATATGAATTCTTAGAAGAATTTTTTGTTCGTGTTCATAATTTTCCAATATATGAAAGTAATGAAGATGAATCTGATGCACCTATTAGACTACTAAAACACACCTACGTTTCAGGTTGGGATAATATGAAGAAGCTTCACGACGCATGGGTTTCTGACGGATTTGAAGGTGCGGTAATTACTGATCCCACTAAAGCTTATAAAGTGGGTGCTCGTTGTAATAATCTTATTAAAATTAAAGCATATAAATCAGAAGATTTTAAAGTAATAGATTATAAACTCGGGGCAAGAGGTTCAGAAGATATGACTTTTACTTGTGAATTGGAAGATGGCCGTACATTTGAAGCAATGCCCTGCGGAACAAGAGAACAAAAAGAAGAGTATGTAACTAATTTTGACTCTAAATATAGAAACGAAATTGGAGAATGTACTTTCTTTAATTACTCTGAGGACGGAATTCCTACCCAGCCTAAATTTCGTGTGTTTAGATGGGATTTGAAAAAATGAAATATTATTTAATTAATGAATCTGTAAATTGGGCAGATGAATTTGAAGTTCCATTCTTTGAAATATTAGATGAAGACGCATATAATTTTTATATGTATGCTAAATCTAAATTAAAAAGATTAACAGATAGTTTTCATTTTGGAACTAATGAAGGATTTAATTTATTAACTTTAGAAGATTTTGATTACTTGCAATTCACACCTGTAGAAATATCTAAATCAGATATGTTTGTTCTTAATAAATATTTTCCTTCAGGTGTATATCAAGTTATATTTAATCTTTGGGAAAAATTACGTGATTTAACAAGATTAAATTTTCCTAATTCAACTTTATCTTATGAAGATTATTATAAAATAATTGATGAACTATCAAATACCTGAAAAGTTTAAAATAGCAGGAATTGAATTCACTGTAAAATTAGTCAAAAGTCTACATGATGGTGATGTTTATGGTGAATTCAACGATGCTTTAAACTGTATTTGTATAGCTAAAAATGTAAAAATTGAAAATGTTTGGTATCCTGTTAAAATTGAAAACAGGTACCAAACATTTTTACATGAATTATTTCATGTTTTTAGTTATTATTGGAATACAGAAGTTCCTGAAGATTTAGCACAAGTGTTTGCTAATTTTATGTTAGAATATAAACAAACTGTTAATTATGCTAATACATTATCCGATTAAATGGGTTACTAGTTATACTAAAGTAGCTCTTAAATATTATTCTAATTGTACATCAGAAATTAGATTAATAAATGAAGAAAATAACTAAAACTAAATCAATTACTCCTACAGATAGAGAATCTCTTCGTTTATATTTTAAAGACATCTATAAATGTAATTTTTTATCTTTAGAACAAGAGATTGAATTATCTAATAGAATTAAAAATGGAGATGTTGATGCTTTAAATACTCTAGTCAAATCAAATTTAAAATTTGTTATTACTGTAGCTAAACAATATCAAGGACAAGGTTTATCTTTAGAAGATTTGATAAGTGAAGGTAATTTAGGTTTGATAAAAGCAGCACAAGAGTATGATGGAAGTAAAGGTTTTAAGTTTATTTCATACGCAGTTTGGTGGATAAGACAATCTATCGTAGCTGCAATATATAATGCTTCTAAAACTATAAGATACCCTATTACTTTTATTACTAAAATTAATAAAGTTAAAAAAGCAAGAACAACTTTAGAAAAACAATTAGAAAGAACTCCAACTGTAAAAGAAATATCCAAATATTTGAATACAAGTGAAGATTATGTTTCTGATGTATTTAAATATATGAATAAATGTTCTTCTTTAGATATTACAATTGATGATGAAGAAGAAAGTACACTTGGAGATATGTTACCTAGTTATAGTAAAACTGATGATACTTTATTAAAAGAATCTAAAGTTTATGAAGTTAATAAGGTTCTTAATAGTTTAGGTAATAGAGAACAAGATATAGTTAGAATGTATTTTGGAATTAATACTCAATCTATGTCATTGGATGAAATTGGAACACGGTTTGGAATGACTACTGAAAGAGTAAGACAAATTAAAGAAACTGCATTAAAAAAACTGAAAGATAAATATTCAACTAAACTTAAAATACTTTTATGACATTAGAAGAATTTCATCAAAAACGAAAACCTTTTTATATAGACGGAGATAGTTTACTAGTAAAATTTTCAGATACTAGACACGCAAATATGTCCCATGCTGAATGGTTTGCAGATTACGGGTATCCTTGGGCGCATACAGTTAGAGGATATTATTTAAAAACAGAAACCGATTCATTTGTAATGATATATTGGAATGATTTCGAGATTCCAAACATAGTATTTACAATTATTCCTTATATTTTTGAACATTTCTTAGATATTAAATGGATTGGTTTAGGTTGCAAAAAAGGTAAGATTGGTGAAATTTGGGAACCTAAATTTAAAGTATACAAGAATTGATATTAGAAATATACGATTTAGAATGTCTAAGTAATGTATTTACTTATACAGGATATTGTCCTAAAGAAGATAAGTATTATCAATTTGTTATTTGTGATTGGAGAAACGACTCTAAATCACTATATGAGCATTTAAATAGAGATAAATTAATACAGGTTGGGTTCAACAACCTTTCATATGATTACCCGTTAGAGCATCATTTCTTACGTCATTTTATTAATGATTATGAATTCTTAGATGGGCAAGAATTAGCTCAAAAGTTATATAAGAAGTCACAAGAGATAATTGAACAAGAGTTTTCTGTTATTGCTGAAAGAAATGTACTCATAAAACAGCTAGATCTTTACAAAATCTGGCATTACAATAATAAAGCTAGATTATGTAGTCTCAAGGACCTAGAAGTATGTATGAGGATGCCTAATGTAGAAGAAATGCCTATTCATCATACAACTTGGTGTAAAAAAGGTGATGAAAAATGCATTCTTACTTATAATAAGAATGACGTTTATGCCACATATTTATTTTTCCTTACTACTCTCGGTAAAACGGAATATCCATTATATAAAGGAAAAAATAAAATTAAACTTAGGCAGGATTTAAACAAGAAATTTAAAGTAAATGTTCTCAATATGGGTGATGTACCTATGGGAGAAGAGCTTATTTTAAATTTATATGCAAGAAAAGTAGGAATATTACCAAATGAATTAAAAAGACAAGGTGGAACTCCTAGACCTGAAGGAATAAAATTATCAGATTGTATTCCTAAATGGTGTAAAATTGAGTCTAAAGAATTTAATCAATTCTTAGATACAGTAAAACATATCACAATCAAAGGAATTAAAGGTGAATTTCAACAGTCTGTGATATTTCACGATTATAAGTTTGATTTTGGACTTGGAGGTTCTCACGGCTGCGCTAGACCAAGAATTTGGAATACTAATGACGAATGGGTTATCGTAGACTACGATGTCGGTTCGCTCTACCCGAGTATTTCAAAATCATTAGGACTATATCCTGAACATTTAGGTCCTGTATTCAATGAACAATATATTGGATTTATAGATGCACGATTAGCTGAAAAACATAAGCCTAAAAATCAACGTGATAATGTTTTAATTGAAGGATATAAACTTATTTTGAATGGCACATATGGCAAGTCTAATGAGGAAAAATCCTTCTTATATGATCCATTATATACCTTTAAAACTACTATTGCAGGACAGATATTTATCTGTATGTGGGCAGAAAGATGGGTCAAAGTATGCCCTAGACTGAAATTCATTCAGACTAACACGGATGGGCAAACCTTATATGTACCTAAAGAGGATTTAGATAAGATAAGAAAAGTTAATGATCAATTAACTGAAGAAACGGGACTAACAATTGAAGAAACTGTATACTCAAAGATGTGCGTGAGGGACGTAAGATAATATTTGCGTCGTAACCCGGTTAATTGCTGGAAAGTTGAAGCGCAAATCGTGACGATTAATCGTATACTAATCAGCAGCCAAGCTTCTATGTAGAAGAAGGTTCAGAGACTATCGAAAACACGTTATTTAACGGAAGTGAGTAGAGTACATTTAAAATTTAAATGGAAACGCTGGGTATTATGAATTTTAATAATTATATGTCAAAATTTTGATTTATTGCTATATAAATAATTAATTATATAACTTATGAAAATATTAAAAGAAACAGCAATTTTCCAGGAATTTATGTAATAAAAAATTCTATAAATGGAAAAATCTATGTCGGTAAATCAAAAAATTGTTATAAAAGATTACATCAACATATGACAGACATTAAAATAGATAATAGGAATTATAATGAAAATCCACATTTATTAAATGCTGTCAAAAAATATGGAGAAGATAATTTTGAATATTATTTAGTTGAAAATTTTGATATTAAAGATTCTAATTTAGAACAACTTTTAGCAGAAAAAGAATTATATTGGATGAAAGAATTAGATTCCTTAAATCCAAATAAAGGATATAATTTAAGATGGGATTCTAAAGGGAAATGTTTTTGTTCAGAAGAAACAAAAGAAAAAATAGGTATTCGTGCTAAAAAAGATTGGGAAAACGGATGTCATAAAGATCATTCTGATAAACTTAAAGAATATTGGAAAGATAACAACAAGCGAAAAACTCAACAAAGCGAATTAATGTCAAAAAATTTAACTAAATGGACTTATACAATTTATAATTCTAATGGAGATTTAATTGCAGAAAATATATTATATAAAGAGTTAGAATTATTAGGATTTAAAAATGTAATAGCCACATTTAATAAAAAGAAAATAAATGATGTAATCTTTAAAAAACATAGAATTATAAGAATTAATAATAAAGATATAGTCCAAGCTTCTGAGAAATCAGACGAATAACTTGAAATAACTACATCGCAGTATACACTGATAATTCTCCTGAATGTGAACACATTAAATTAAAAGGAGACTATGAAATTTATAAAGAGTATCATAAAGACCCATCTGCAAGAATAGTCCCCTTAGCAGTAAAGAATTATTTTGTATATGGTATTCCTATATCTGAAACAATTATGAATTGTACAGATATATATGATTTCTGTTTAAGATTAAAAGTAAATTCTAAATCTACAGCAATGTTTAGAACTATTAGAGATGACGAAGTAGTTGAAGACAAATTAAATAGAACTACTAGATATTACATATCTACTAATGGTGGAACATTGTATAAAGATTTCGGAGACGGAAGACAAAGTAATGTGAATGTTGGATACGGTGCAACTATTTTTAATGAATATGTTGAAAAACCTATGAAAGACTATAAAATTGATTATAGATTTTATATAATCCAAGCTAAAAAATTAATTGATGCTATTGATACAGGATGGCAAGATTTATTTGAATAAATGAAAGAACAATTAAAAAATATTAAAACACTTTTTGAAGAAAGTCCTGATTTACAAAAAATGTGGTATAAAATGCATACTCCTTTAGTAAAAACTCATTCTAAAGTTAATCGTAATCAAATTTGCCCATATTGTAATTCAGGAAAGAAATTTAAAAATTGCGAATGTTATAAAACACATTCAGTAGAATATTCTAATAAGAAATAATATGAATTTAGATATTAATAAAGAAGAACGTCTTTTAGTAGATAAATTTATGCAAGAACATAGTAAATGTTGGCATCCTTATGAATTTATTTCAGGACCTTGTTTTACTTATGAAGTTACTCCTTATTCAGGAGGTGTGGATTATTCTATAAGATGTAATAAATGCAAACAAATTAAATTTATTACTAAAGTATGAAATATTGGATTTGTAATGATTCTGAAGGAATTATTTTGTATTGTGGTTCAGTAAAACCATTTTTTAATGCAGGAACTAATAAATTTCAAGCTTCTGTTTCAGAAATTGAAGATTATGATTGGGTTCCTGTAAGTATTTTAGATCTTCTTAAAATCAAATATCCTAAAGATTTAGAATACGAAACTTGTAAACGTATTTTTATAGATATTAAAACTAAATGGTAATAAATAATAATTATCCTGTTATGTCTACTATTGAAGAATCACAAGCCCCTTGGAATGAAACTGAAAAAGAAATTGAAGTATTAGTATCAATCACTTTAAGTAAAAAAGTAAAAGTTAACATTCCTTCAGTTTTTGAAAATATTAATTATGATGAAGATGGAAATTCAATTGTAGAAGATGATGTATCAGATATTGAATTAGAAAATGCTGTTTCTGATGAAATATTTATGCCTCAAGAAATATCACAACACATGAGGGATTATTTAATTAGACACAAATATAAGATTAATCCTCAATGTGAAAAGATTCTAAAAGATGGATCTGATTGGAGCATAGACGAATTTACAGTAATTAGAGATGAGTAATTTTAAAGATTTAGAAAACAGAATTGATAATTTAGAAGATAAATTATTTGAATATTCTACAACTACTGAAACTCTTCAGCAAGTAGTAGAATATCTTACTAGAGAATTAAATAAATATAAGAATGACAATTGATTATACTACAGGGCATTATTCTATGACTATAGACGACATTCAATTTGTTGATAAAAGTTTAGAAGAATGTAAAGAAATAGTACATAAGCTAGTAGATAATACTGATGATGTTTCTCTTCTACAGCAATTTGTAGAACATTTTATGGAAACTTATGGTGAATTTACTGACTTAGGTACTTGTGAAACCTGTGGAGATTGGATTGAAAACTATAAGTATCAATGTTAACAGGAATTATTATTGGTGCTGCTATAGTAGGAATACTTTGGTTTCTTCTTAGGGAAAGACATCCTTCTTATGAAGAATGTAATACAGGAACAGTCTATACTTATTATGGACTAGGAAGAACTGAAACTGAGTTTTCTTATTATATCTTACAAAGTACAGAGACAGGTGCTTATGTATTAGTACCTAAATCAAGATTTAAAGATTTGTTTAAAGAAGTTTAATATAAAGGAGTGGGAGAAATCTCACTCCTTTTCTTATATTTGCACTATGAGTTTAGATGAAGAAAAAGCTGTATATACTTTTATTGGTAAGGTATCTATGGTACATGAAATATTAAGTAAAGCTTGGGAAATAGGTGATCTAGAAAGTACTTATGCACCTATTGTAGCAGCTCTACAATCTAGTTTAGAACAAATTAAATATGCATTAAATCATGAGTAGTTATTTAAATATTTATATGCTTCCTCAAGTTACCGAGGAAAACACGGAACCTAAGTATCTTTTACTTGATCAATATTCAAGAAACTCTGACATCTATCAAGCATTTAGTGAAAATATGAATCCTATTTATGCTTATAAAGATGGTAAAGAGCAATTTGAAGAGCTTACTGAAGAGAAACTTTCTCTAGTAAGAGATGGGGTAAAGGAAGATTATTATAAGGGTAAAAATAGACTTGATGAATATGAGAAACATTGTAACACTGTAGATATTCTTGATGAAATAGTAGAATTGAAAGATTATCTTGCAGAACTTAAAGAAATGCTTAGTTACATTAGTTTTCTCAGTAATATTCTCTTCTTGTGTAAACATACTACTTGGGGAGGATTTCAAGGTATTTACATTAATATAGACTAATATGACAGTAAAAGAATTAAAGAAAGCTCTACAATCAGCTAAAGATAATGATTATGTAGAAGTAATTAAAAGAGTAGGTCCTGGAAAACAACATTGTCCTATTGAGAATATTACTTATGATAAACAATGGGATAGTTGGCAAATAAATCTTGCTTAAAATGAAAATACTTGGTCTTAGAGAGTTTTTAAAGACACAAGCTGAAGAGTTTACCACTAAATATAAATGTACTCCTAAAGAAGCTTATATTGAAGGGGGACAATGGACTTTAGAACATCTTTGGCATACTACTACTCCTACAGAATATACTATAGCTATAGTAGAAATAAAAGCTATTCTTAAGAATGGAAAGACTTTAATAGCTCCTAGACTAGCCACTTATATACCTAGTTTTAAGAAATTAGGTAATGAACCTTGGGTTATCCATTATCAAGCTAAAGATGATTTTGAAGAAATTGAAATTCTTAAGTGGTTAGATTTAAATGATATTAATATAGATTTTATATGATTGGTTCACATAACACATTTACTTATCTTTCTCCTATTAATAAATTCTTTAATCTCTTTAAGTGGTTATGGAGATGCCAAGATAAAACTATTGAAGAACAATATAAAGTAGGAGTAAGATACTTTGATATTAGGGTATCTTCGGGATATAAATTTGCACATGGTTTAGTTACTTTGGATGTAGATTATATGGTGCTTGGTTATATTCTAACTTACATTAAAAATACTATTCCTAATGCTAAATGTAGAATTATCTTAGAAAGAGGAAATACTAAAGAAACTACTACTTTTATAACTCATGTAGCCAATTTATTAGCAAGTAATTATTTCTATCCTATTATAGAAGAATATGTACATCAAATTATTATTAAAGATGGGTGGAAAATTATTTATGATAATTCTAAAATGAAGCTAGAAATAAAAGATTATTCCTATGTTCCTAGACAATCTGATAAATCATTTTGGTATAATCTTACACATTTTAAATTTGATACAATAAAACATCATTCTAAATCTAATCCTACAATTACTAAAGAAATGATTGAGGATAAGAATGTTGTTTATTTTATGGACTATATTAAATAATACAATTATGACATTTATTATTCATCACAAAGACGGAAGAAGAGAGCAATATACTAATAGGTATGATGAAAATGATGAACATCAAAGAGATGCTGCATTTGATGATGCTTATAGTAAATTTCCTGGATGTTATATTGAAGCTTGGTAATTATGGGAACTAATTTCTATTATACAATACCTATTAAAGAAAGAGATAAAAAAGCTCTTCGTGAGATGGTAAATAAACTTCCTGATATTGACATTGATGATATTAAGGATAAACTAGAAGAGATTGAAAAAGGACATTCTATTCATCTAGGTAAAAGAAGTTATGGATGGCAATTTCTTTGGAATTATCATAAGGGAGAGTTATATAGTGCTTCCCTAAAATCTATTAAGAAATATCTTGAAGATAAAGGAGGCACTATTATGAATGAATATGGGCAACCATTTACTATAGATGAGTTCTTTGATGAGATAAAGAATTCTCTATATAAAGATGAAAACCATTGTGATGCTTATCAATACCATCAAAAGTATCCCAATGAACCCATATATTATAATATTGATGACCATGAATTTCAATCTAAAGATGGATTGAGATTTAGTAAAAGTGAAGAGTTTAGTTGATGGAATTTGAAGAAAAGAATCTTGTTACACAAGAAGAAATAATAAAATCCTTAAAAGAATGGATAAAATTTCAGGAAGAAAATAATAATATTCCAATTAATATGGAAGCAATTAAACCTTCAATAGAAGAATTTAATAAGTATTTTGAAGGTACTATGTTGTTACCTAAGAAAATATAAACACGTATTTAATAAAAGTTTTTAACAACAATGAGAATAATAGTCAATGGCTATTCAGAAGATAAAACTTTTCTTTCTAACACTTTAGTATCATTATTAGAGTGGTGTTTGAATTATAAAAAACCTGTCTATTTTAGTATTGCAAATGCTCATAATATTTACAATGTTAAAATAGAATATAATAAGTATTGTAGTGAAGGAAGATATAATGAAAACCATTACAGTTGCAATTTAAATGTTTCATTCAGTGATATTAACAATAAACAACTTCACTATGATACATTGTTTGTAAATAATGATGGTTGGCCTCTTAGTGATGTTGTAGAATCTTTTAGAATTAAGTATATCATAAATCCTAATTTGGATAAATACCTTAAATATGGAAATAACAATTGATGTATATGAACTTGCCCATCAATTTAATGATGAGGATTATAACAACTTTATTGTTGAATTATTTGCTAATGCTAATGATGGTGCTACATGTAGCACTGCTGAAACGAATGTGGAATTATGTAGCTGATGCTGATAAAGAGGAATTTTTAAAATGGATAATGCAAATACTAAAGAGGTAACAGTACCTTATAATGAATATATACACTTACTTAGATTAAGAAGATATGTCAATGATTGGCATCCTAATTATGCACAGTGTGAAATATGTGGCAACTATCATCCTGTGGGTTATGTATGTATAATTTGTAAATGATAAAGAAATGAATCATAGAGAAGCAAAACTAAATGTTATAACAGACTATCTTAATAAAAGATTTAATCAAAAAAGTGGTGAATATAACATCTCCGATGGACCAAAACTACAAATAATAAGATATGATATAGATACTGCAATTTCTATATGGGCTTGTGGTGCAATAGTGTGCATTGGCGATATGATTTATTTCATTTCAGAGGATGATGGAAATTGGTACTGTAATGATGATTATTTCCAAAGTATTTTCTCTATTGGATGGGCAGACTCTTTTATAAAAGCTTTCAGTGAGCTGAATAAGTATGTTAAAGAAAACGGTGAAGCTGTTAGATATAGTTTAGGAACTGACTCTAATGGAGATATTATATACGGAGATATTTGTAATTATAAACTAACGGAAAAGAACCATATTGACAATGGTAAAGTTTATTAGTTATGATGGTGAATGGCCAAACTTGTGCAGCGGTATTTTAACAATTGAAATAGACGGTAAAACTGTGACGTTTGGAAGTAATAATTGCTGTGATTATGATAGGTTTTGGATAAGTGGTGGTTGTTGTAGCTTTAAAAGTCATACAAATGAAACTTTTATTGAAAGAGACGAATGGAAGTTTGATGATGATGAATATTTCCCTAATGAATATCTTAATTATTATGAAGAGATTAAGAAATTGTTTAATGATAATGTAGAATTTGGTTGTTGTGGAGGATGTATATGATTGATGAAATAGGAATAATAATTAATATCATTGCTCTTATATTACTTATTGTTTGTTTAAAGACAACAAAGTATATAAGTAAAACTGATGTTATTGGTTATGAGGATATTAAAGCATGGCACACATTTAAACTGCCATTTATGTGTTGCTTATATTACTAATACCTGTACCTTATCTTAGTACAGTGCTTTATATCTTTGTGTATTATGTATATTGTGATTTTGATACTCATAAATATTATTATACAGAGTCAATAATAGAACGAACACTTACTACTACAATAAATAAAATTATTAAACTTATTAATACAAAAATATGAGTAATGGAACAAGCAGACATTAAAATAGGGGATTGGTTTGAGTTCAGTGAAGGTCGAGGACAAATATCTTTGATTTATGGTGACACAGTAACTATTGACACCTATCAGCCTAATATTGCAGAATTAGAGTCAATACCTATTACTAAGGAAATCCTTGAAAAGAATGGATGGGAATTAAAAGAGGGAGCATATACTAAAGATTGTAGTGTTTGTGAAGGTTTATATTTAATTCAAAATCATTTCAGCTTTAGTACTTTTGACAGTTGGACTGTAATAGTTGGTGATACTTATATTGGCACAATATATTATGTTCATAAACTTCAACACATTCTTTGGGCATTAGGAGAAGATGATGATTTAATAATTTAATATTACAGAGATGCAGTATACAAAAGAACAACTTAGAAATTTCAATAAAGAAGGAATTATTAACATCATACTTAAGTTGCAGCAAGAGGTTGTTGATCTTGAAGAGATGATACGGTATAAAGATAATCTATATAATCAACTAAAGGAAGCAAACTATAAATTTGAAGCCTTAGCTCATAATTCAGTTTCAAATGAAGAATATGAAGTTGTAAAAGCTCTGAGAGATATGATGTATAAACACATGGATATAGCAGTTAAAGATCATGAGGAGAGTTGTCATTATAATAAATAATAATTTAATGGATAAAAATTATGTTAAAACTATGAAAAGTTATATAGTGAACGTAGAAGGCGGCAAAGATATTAATACCCCTTTTTTAATAGAGGGTGCCATCTCAGATGTTCTTAAACACGAATCTATGCATAATAGAGAATCAGGTCTTTATAACCGCACCATTTCTGTACAAGAAATAACAGAAGAAAATGAATATTATTTTTATGAATAATGAAAATGGAACAGTCACAAAACATCGAAATTTTCTATTGGGGAAAAATGAATGCTATCATTATTCCTTCTAGAGACTATATTTTCTTTGAAGGTGTAAAACCATTTGTACAAATAGGTTCTGAAGGTACCTTTAATAGTAAATTTATAAATACTGATGAGTATGTTGATAAATGGAATTTTATACATTGGGTAGCATATTGTCCAGCAATAAGTGATAAAGTAAAGATCTTAATATCTAGAAGAGAATTAGAAAAACTTCCATTGGATACAAAAAAAGATGTTTATGATATAATGAAACTTCTTAAAAAGTATCACCTTGATGCACAAAAGGCAATAGAAGAAATAATAGAAAACGTATTAGTAAATGACAAATATAAAAACTTGTGATAATAACCCACAAACACATCTTCTAATAGACCATTATAAAATTCTTGCACTAAGAGAAGAGTATAAGAAGAAACTAGAAGAAGTACAATATAAAATGATAGACTCAGTTTATCATACTGTATATCTAGCTAAACTAGAAGCTATAGATGATGTGTGTCATGCATTAGGAATATTTGACAAATTAAACAACAATGGAATATAGTAAAACAAATTATTATGTGATTGAAGAAAGTGCATTGGCAGAATTTATTAAAAATGATTATAAACTTGGATGTTTAGAATCACATGGTGTTGATAATTGGGAGAGATATTCAGATGCTCTTGCAGGAAAAGATGATGGTTGTAATTATTGGAAATATGCTGAAAGATCTGATCATGAAATTGCAAAAAAATTTGCAGAATTTGATCCCGATGTTATAACTTTAGAAGACTATGAAAATGGGATTAATAAATAATATAAAAGAAATAACAAAAGAGGACATTGTTGAGTGGTTTGAAGCCCAAAAAGAAACTTGTTATAAATGTCCTTTTGATAAAAAGTGTGACAATGTAATGGGTACTTATGGCCCACAGCTGTGTGACCTTATTACACATTATGAAGATGAGTAAATATAGAATCATAGAAGTGGATTATACTAATGAGAAAATTCCACATTCTAATTATAAGAGATATATCATTCAAAAGAGATTCTTGTTTTGGTGGTATGATATTAGTATTGGAAGCTTCTATGATAAAAGACAAACTAATGATTTTTGTAGTTATGAAAATGCTTATTCATGGTTAGTTATTCATGATAAAATTAGACCTAAAGTTAAAATAGTAGGAAGTTATTAATATGGCAAATACTTGTGAAAATACAATGCATTTCTATACTACCTCTAGAGATAATATAGAATATACTAAAGAATGGTTTAATAAGAATATTTCTCACAGTGATGTAGAAGCAGATAATGATTGTGTAGATGTTTATTTTGATTCTAAATGGACATTTCCTGAAGAATTAATGAATAAATTCTATCAAGGTATTCCTAATAAAGATGATATTGATATAGTAGTACTATCTGTAGAATGGGGATGTTATTATTGCGCTTTTCATACTTGTAATGAGGATGGTTGGAAATTAGAATAAAATTAAATATTATATGAAATTAATACAACAATCAGCAGAAATTTGGGAACAATCAGAAGGAGAAATAGGAATTTATAAGCAAGTAGAGAAAGCTGCTCGCTTATGTTATAAATCAGAAGATAAAATAACAGAAGATTCCTATAAAAGATTTATAGATATGCTTAATACTAATGGACATCAAAGTCCATTGGAACATGGTACTGTATATTTAACTTTTGTTCCTTCAGTAGCTGAATGGGAGACAGAAAAATATAAATGTAATCCTTATTCTGAAGTTAGGAGTAATAACAGAGGCACAGTTTATATAACTACTAATTATAGAGTTATTAAAGAAAATTATTGGGAAGAAGATTTGCAATATCTTTGTGAACCTACAGAATACCACGAAAAGAGAATCTCTGTACATATTACTACATCAAGGAGTATATCACACGAACTGGTAAGACATAGAACATTTAGTTTTTGTCAAGAAAGTCAAAGATACTGTAATTATAGCAAAGATAAATTTAGCAATGAACTCACTTTCATCATTCCTAATTGGGTTAATACTCATTGCCCTAATAAAGAGAATGAAGGACCTTCTATAGCAGATATGGAATGGAGTATTGCTATGATGAATGCAGAAGCAAGTTATTTCAATCTTCTAAAAGAAGGTTTGAAACCTCAAGAAGCAAGAGAGGTACTGCCTAATTCTACCAAGACTGAACTTATTATGACAGGTTTTAAGACTGATTGGAAGCAATTCTTTAAATTAAGATGTAGCCCAGCAGCACATCCTATGATACATTTTTTAGCTAATGAAATAAAGGAACAAATAAATGAAATTTGAATTAGATGAAATAGAAGAAGAATCTGCTAACGAATTTATAAAAATTCATACAGAAAAACATAAATATACTAATAAACATTTATTGTTTGCGTATACATTTGTTCCACTTGGAATAGGTAATGATATATTTATAGAATGTTCTCTTTGTAAAGAATCTAAAAAGATAACTAATGTTTCATCTTGGTAGTAAAAAATATCAAAAATATTTTCATTACCCTATCTGTATATTTAGAGATTTTGATAATAACACTAATGAAATTGTTGAGGTGTGGAAATCTCCAAATACTAATAAAGAATATATTCAAAGAATTAAACTATAATGGCAACATACATTATTAAAGAAACTACTGATTGTATTAGAACTCTAGTAATGAGTATTGATGCAGAATCAAAAGAAGAAGCTTTGGAAAATTATTCTGAAGGTGAAAATTATAGATGAGCAATACGAACCTTCAGGATTTCCTCTTGTAGAACAAATAGAAATTGAATAAATGTGGTGGAATAAAAAATTTAATGAATGGATTAATATTTGTGTAGAAAATCCATTAAAAACTTGGAAGTTAGCTAAAAAATATTTTAAAAAACCTAAAGTTAGTATTCATTTCTTTTCTAATATTATATATAATTGTCCATACGCATCATTAAATCATACAGCTAAATTATTAGATATTATATCAAGTGATGTTGGTTGGAAAGAAAAATACGGAACTCCTAGACACGAATATTCACCTTATATTTGGATATGTTTCTTTAGAAAATTCGGATTCAGTATTAATTGGTATATACATTATTATGACGAATTTGGTAAGAAACAATCAGGAGATATGTATTATTGGGAATACTTATTAGATTATGTGTATTTTAGAAAAAATTTAACATACTTATCAAGTTGGACTAGTATAAGTTTATTATATACTAAACTTATAACATTTGGGAAAAAACAAGATGAAGATATTTATGAACCTATCGATACAGTAATTCCTATTGCTGCAATGTCTTTAAATGAAGACGGTATTGAAGAATTAAAACGTATAATTAATGAAAATAATAGCAACAAGTGACTTACACGGTAATTTACCTGAAATAGAAGAATGTGATTTACTCTTAATTTGTGGAGATATTGTCCCTCTAGATAAACAAACTAGTAAAGTGGGTACTAAAGTTTGGTTCACAACTACGTTTGAATCTTGGGCTGAAAATCTTCCTTGTAATAAAGTACTTTTTATTCCAGGAAATCATGATCTTTATTTAGAAGGTGCTAGATATAGAAAAACGTATTCAGAATTATTTCCAAAAGATAATAAAGTAACATTTGTTTGTCATGAATATTATGAATATGACGGAATAAAATTATTTGGAAGTCCTTATTGTAAAATATTCGGACAATGGGCATATATGAGAACTTATAAAGAATTAGTAAAATTGTTTAAGGATATTCCTGAAGATTTAGACATTCTTTTTACTCACGATGCTCCTTTTAATTGTACTGATATTTGTCTACAAGGGTATAATTTTGATTGCTTAGGTAGTGTAGCTCTAAGAGAAGCTATTTTAGAAAAACAACCTAAATATGCATTACACGGTCATTTACATTCATCACAAAGAACTTTTGAAAATCTAGGTGATACTAAGGTAGCTAATGTTAGTTATGTAAACGAACATTATTATCCTGCATATGAACCTTTAATAATTAATATATAATGAATAAAAGAGATATAACAACATTTATAGGTTGTATTACAGTTTGGATTTGTACATTTATACTTATTGGATTTGCTGTAAGTTTTGTAGTAGGATTCGCAAATTACATGACAACTATATTTCATTAATAATTTTGTTAAATTAAAATTAAATTATATTTTAATTAATGAATTTCGAAAAAGAAAATATTTATTTCTGCAATAAAGATATTATTGTAAATAAGCATCTTTGGTTTAAAAAGGGTGATAAATGTTATTGCACACAAGATGGAATAATTACAGGATGTGATCATATTGAACATTCGGAAGAATCTTTAAAAGACTTCTTTGATAATTTTACTAAAATAACTAATGAAGTTAATTCTGAAGATAGAGTAAATCATCCATCTCATTATACTTGGTTAAAAGAAAAATGTGGTATTGAGGTTATTGACATAACTCGACACATGGATTTTGATCTTGGAAATGCAATAAAATATATCCTTCGTTGTGGTTTAAAATCAGAACAAGGATATTCTAACAAAGAAAAAACTATAGAAGATCTTAAAAAAGCAATCTTCTACATTAATGATAAAATTAAAATGTTAAACTAATGAATTAAGGCGTGGCTTTCTCGATTATGAGAAGGTCACGCCTTATTTTTTTAATTTTCTTTTGGTTTGATAATATCAAGTCCCGGCTTTATAGATTTAAGCGCAGAAGAACTTTTAACTACGCCATCCCAAAAATCGGTATTACCCATTCCAATATTCCAAACATTTTTAGCTGTTCTATAACTCCATTCGAAAGATACGGGAGTCCAAGATGTAACAGGTGAAAATAAAGAATCAGAAGTATTAAAATCTAAAAATGAATTCTTTACTGAAGCAACAAATATATTAGCTGCCGCTAATTTACAAGCAGTAAAAAGATCATTAGAATCTTTATTGTCTTCTTTTAATTCTTTAAGCCAATCTCCTAATAATCCTGCTAAAAGTACTCCACCCATTATCCAAATGGTACCATCATATGCTAATTGTTTAATATTACTTCTATAAGCATTACGAAGCATAGGATCTTCATTGTACCACATATCCATCCAATTTTTTCTTAATTGTTTAGGATTACTGGCAAACAAATTACTCATAGTAAGAACAATGCCTTCTTGCCACTAACCTTTCCATTGCATAAAAGGTGCTATTAAAGGTATTCCTTTTTCTTTCATTTGTGATTCACTTAAAGGAACTTCATTAAATAGAATATTTCCATTATTATCTACTTGATAATAATATTTTTCTCCATTTTCTTCATATTGTTGATATTCACCTCTAAGTTTTACACCTCCTTTACCTAAATATTGATTCTTTTTACCTGTCCAGAATGTTTTAAACTGCATGAAAATTGATCCTAATAAAGTAGAATTTATTAAAGATTTCTTTTCATGAGAATAATATCCATAAATATCATCAGATAAAGATTTGTAAGATTCTGCTTGTTGATTAGTGTAAGCTCTAGGTAGATTAGGTTTACTTATATCTAATTTATAATCTGAACCGTCAGCATTTTTTGCATGTTCAAGTTCAAACTATTTTGCCATAGTATAAAACAATACTTTCTATTTATTGTAATCAGGATGTCCAACATTATTATTAATAAATGCTGAAAATCTTTTATCCTTTTTAATGTCATACTAAAGTATCCCATCTTTAATACTGTGAGCTTCCCATGTACCATCTGCACGCATCTAAGCACCAAATATAGTAAGTCTATTATAATAGTCAGGTCTTTGTGATAACTTAAACATGAACTAACTAAAGTTAAACATACCAAATTTATCAGTTTTTAAACGATCTACATATTGATTCATATCCATATCATTTAAACCGTAGAGTTCGTTAATGAGAGAATTAACAGTATTTTTATTACCTGAAACAAATAAATCTTTGTATGCAGTTTTAAAAGAATCTGACATATTCTTTAAAGTAAATGCAGATTTTCCATGTTTACTAATAATATCAGGTTTTTGTATAATTAGTCTAATATCAGTCCACAAACCTTGAATAGATTGATATAAACCCTGTACAGGTGAAAATGCAAGCATTGCAACAGAAGCAGCTTGTTTTACTTTATTTGCAATATCAGCAGCATACTCATATTTAGGATTGATTATACTTTCATTTTTAATTTTGTTTACAATATAATCTTTTAAATATTTAGCGTCAGCTGTAAATTTTTCATTAAAGTTAGCACCTTGAATTGACAAATGTGCCATAGCTGCTTTCATCATAGGAAACACTTTATCCATATTAGTTTTAACCTAATATTGAAAAATGTGTTTTAAAAGTAAAGTCTCCAAGTTCTATTCAAAATATCCTCTTCCTTTCTTTTTAATATAATCTATACGCTCAGAACCTTCACCTCTATCAAAACCTACACCCATCTCGAATAAATCTGAAGATCTACGTTTTTCAATTTCTTCAGCAGACTAATCTTCAATTCTATTAATTCCTTCTAATTTATCTTTTGCTCTTTTAATAGATTCTCTAGGATTTAATTCTTTTAATTTATCTTTAAAAGCTTCTAATAATCCATCTGTGGAAGCTTTAGATGAAATATCACCTTTAGCTAAAGGTAATTGATAATATTCAATTTGTCCATTAGCTTCCATTATATTTAACTCTTCTTCACTTTTAGTAGGGAATCTATTTTTATTTATAATTTTTAAAGCATACTTAATAAAATTTCTTTCACTCTAAGATAAAGTTGAATCATTTATATTTTTAAATAAAAGATTTCCATCTTGAGTTTCTTTAATCATATTAGAATATAAACTTGCAGCATTTCCAACAGAGTGTTCTTTTAAATATCCATAAGAATGATCTGATTTTATAGCATCTACAAGTTTTCTAATTTCAGCTTTAGGTTTTTGCATACTAGATCTTACATTCTAGTATGCCTCCGTTGTTAATTTAGTAAGTAAATTAAGAGTATCACTTGCGAGATTTCCAGGGTTATCGAATAATAAAGTACTTACACCTTTTTTGTGAATTAAAAAACTATCTAACCATTTATCATTAGCTTTAACCTGTTGTCTAAAATTAATTCCTTTTAAATCAGCTAATGCAATAAGAACTTTATTATATAAAGAAATTGGATCAGATTCTAATTGTGATTGTTCTTCACGAATTCCTTGTAAATCATAAGTTTTTTCAAGTTTATTCCGAAGTTTTTCTAATTGTTCAACTTTTTCATCAACAGACGTATCTATTGATAAATCATGCATACTTAACGATGTTTCAAAATCTTTAAATTTGACAAATTCTCCTGCCCATTGATTTCTTTTACCAGTTGTTACAATATCTTTAAAAGTATTATAAGCTAACTAATATTTACTTGCCATCTAAATTTTAAAATTACTGAAATTATTTTCTTTTAAAGGATGATGTTTAGTCAAAGCATTAAAAGAATACAATAATTCTTCATTAGAGGCAGTCATATCATGTCCATAAAAAGGATTTATTACTTCTATAGAACCAATAACAGCTGCTTTATTAAATAAATTCTATAATTTATTAATAACTAACATTGTTTCAATTAATTCTACATTTCCTTCTTTTGCAGATAATATTAAAGACTTCGATTTAGACTGTTCAACAATATCAGATTCAAACGTTCCTGTAATTCCATATCTATCTTTACCACCGAAGTGTTTTTGATTTCTAATATTATTATTAGAAATCCTGATAAAATCTAATTGACCTGTAAATACATTTTGTAATATGATAATTCCATAATTTAAAGCAGCGTCATTTTCAATTATCTTCCAATTTTTATTACAATATTTAGCAAGTTTATTATTCAACCAATTTGGATTTCCATCGTGGTGATTGTCGTCAAGTTTAGGTAATTCGATATTAGGATTTTCATTCTTAATGCCATTTTTTAAATTGTATGCAATATTTTTTGCAGTTCTGATTCTATAATTAGCAATCTTTTCCTTTCTAGATTTTACTTTTTTGAATAATTCTTCAGGAGTTTTAGCAACAATTTCTTTTGTTCCAATAGTATGAATATATAAACCTTTTTCGTTAGCCGTAAAAGCTCCAGCATCATCTAATTCTTTCTTAATTTCTTCATCAGTAAATTTATATTTATTAGAAGAATAATCGGTAAAGAATGCGGACATAGCTTCTTGAACATCTTGTGTCAAATTTTCTGTAGTTGGAGAATCTAAATATTTTGGAGGAAAGAATTCATCTAGATTATTTTGAATTGCTACACTATGTTCAACTCTATTTTTAATAGAAACCCATAAACTAGAATCAATCTTCTATCCTAAACTATTTAAACTTCCTTCTTGAATAGGTTTTACCCCATCGTATACATATTTATCTCCTTCTTTTCTAAAATTTTCCATTTGTATAGGCACAACTAACATTTCTGAATCATCAGTTTTAATTCCGTATTGTTCAAGGATACGATTATAAACTGCAATTTGATAACTAAATGCTAGTTGTTTCGCTTCAGAATATTTATCAAAAGACTTAGGAGAGGTTTTATAGTCGATAATATGTGCATTTCCTTTATTATCTATGACGAGTAAGTCAATCATACCTAATAAAGTATCGCCTTTTCCTTCAACTTCTTTAGCAGATTTACCTGTAATTGTAAATTCAGGATGAAATGAGCAATCATTTCCAAATTTATTAATGATTTGGGAATGTAAATCACGAGCTAATCTCAAAGTATCAGTAATAGCTTTAGGATTTACTAAATCCATATTTAATTTACGAGGAAATACAGTATTTAATAAAAAACTATCTGATAACGTTCCCATAATTTTACCTGCATTTGCTCCTGTTTTAATAGGACTAAAGAAAATCTGCAAAATTTTGTGCAATTCTGAACCAATTATAGCTTGATTTTCCCATCTATCTTCCATCATTTTTTGAAAATGATCTGCTTCTGATTCTTTTATAGGCTTAATATTTTTAGGATCATCAAAGAATAATTCTTTTTCATCATCTGTAAAATTTGCAGATTTCCAATCTATCCTACGTCTAGACCAGTATTCTTCTTCAACAAATTCAGGAAATAATAATTTCTTTTCTTCATTTCGTAAACCTGATAAGAATTTATTTACACCTATGAAAGGTAATTCTAATTCTTTGGAAGTTTCACCGTCATGATAAGATTCTTTAGCACTATTGTATTTATCTCTTAAATCTTGGGAATCAGCACCAGCTTTATCGAGAATATCTAATATATGACTGTGAACAGTACTTCTTTCGAATACAATATCTCCGTATTTAGAATATAATTCAGATTTTTCTATTAAGAAATCATTTAAAGCTTCTTCTGAATTAAATTTATGACCTTTATATAAATAAACACAACTCATATTAACAATATTCTTTCAATTCCCCTTTTTCAAACAATTCTTGTTTTTTATTAGATAGTAATCTATGTGTTTCTGCATCATCTATGCTCCCTTTAAATGTATTATTCATAGCAGATGAATTAACTGCTTCTGCTAACTATTTTAATGACATATTATATACACCTTCTCCGTGTAAGATAGTACTTTTTCTTCCCATTAATACCGAATCTAATAATCTATGTACATTATAAGATATTTCATATAATACATTCTTATTTAAATTATTTAATACTGAATCTTGACCTGTTACATATCTTGAGAATTCAGTAACAAATAATTCTTCATTAATATCAGACCTTGTTCTATTTTTAAAAGTTTTGATAAGTCTTGGATAATTATCAAAACTCTCAGCTAATGATACTAAATTAGAATAAAGAGAAGGGTTTGTAAATTTTATAGATCCAATTAATAAATGCATCATCTCATGCAAAGGAGCATCTATAGATGAATTATCTGTATTAATATAAATATCTCCGTTATAAATAAAAGCCTGTGTTGTCAAAGCATCATCTACAACTCCTTTCCATTTATCAGATGTTAAATCTGCATTAGTTATACTATGAATTTGAATACCGTATAGTTTTGCTAATTTTTCGACAGTGTTATTTATAAAAACAGAAGAATTTACATTTTCATCTATTACTTGTTTTTGTGAAGTATCCTGTTTATAAATACTGGGTCTGTGTTTTACATTTACTAAAGCTCTATCACCTAACTGTAATAAATTTACTTCTAAATCTTTATGTGTATTATTTATCTATATATTTGCATCCTCTATAGAGGATGTATTAGTTTCGTTTAAAATGTCTTCTACTGAACCGCTATTTTCTTTTATGTTTAAAGACTTTCTAAGATAAAGCTCTGAATTACTATTAGGTAATTCATCTAATTCGGGCCATCGGCCTAATTTTTCTTGAAAATCAGAACATATAGCGTCAAGTAAAAACTCAGAGAGTCCAGACCTATTTTTCAAGGTCTGGAAATCTACTGAATTTTTATTTATACAAACTGCCATTATTTTTAACAAGGATTTTTTAATTTGTTTACAATTGCATCTAATAATGAAGTGTTATGCATAGGACCTTCAAGGGTATGTATCACTATCGTATCTAAATTAAAATCACAATTTAATGTTTCATTTTCAGATATTTGGATCTAAGTTACTTTAGATCCTTGTACAGTTAATGAATATGGTCCTACTATTAATTTTCCTTCTGAATTATTATACGTTTCTCCTTTAATAAAATAGTTAAGATCTACATTTTTAGTAACAGCAGGAACGTATTTTACTTTTCGTTTTTTACCACCATAATCCATATCTATATCATCAATTTCTACACCTAATTCAGAAGCCTATCTTCTCTCCTCTTTTTCCTATTTTTCATCATATTTTTTATGAGGATCAACTCTAAATGAATTTAATCCTCTAGCATAAATGAAATCACCTGTAGCTGTATAAATATTCTATAAAGTATGAACATAAGGTCTCATGGATTTCATACCATCATCAAGAAAAATTATGTCTTTATTTTTATCATATTCTCCAACGTAATTATGATAATCGTCTATTACTCTAGCATTTTGTAAATCTTCGAATATAGACGTTAAATTTTTTGAACTAACTTTATTAGAATAAGTTATTAGATTATAATAATAGAATAAATTAACTAAAGGTATATTGTTAAGATTATCTTCATAATTAAGACTCTATAGGTTATTAAAATTAGACTTTAGAACATTAAAAGCATTACGTTCTGAATCGATTTTAGGTAACATATTAATATCTAAAGAATAATCTACAGAAGCATTAAATGAAACATTTTTATCAAATATGACAGGTTGTAATCTTTGTATAAATTGATTAGATTTTACTGTAATTGATTTCTTATTTCCTAATTTACCTTTTTTTAATTCAGGAATAACTTTAGTTTCAAACCATTTTTTAAATGTAGCATTACCGTATTCTGTTCCTAAATAAATTGGCATATCTGTTTCAGCTGAACGTTCCACACCTTCTTTATCAAAATACATTGAACCTTCAGGTATTTTAATACTAACATTATTATCAAGTAAGTAATCATTGATCAAAGTATCAGCTGCCCAATCTCCTACACCTTTGTATGCTGCTTCTTTTTTCTTTTTTCCTGAAATTTTATCCTTTTTAATTATTTTAGGAGCTTCTACTACAGTAGTTCTAAATCTTGATGATGTAGCAAAACAACTAGTATAAGCCAAAACTAAAGAATTTAAATATCCTTCAAAATGAGGAACTGTTGAAATAGCTTCCAATATATTAAAGGTATCTTTTACTTGATCGTACTAATTAATTTTTTCTTGTCTATAATTAGAATCGTGTACAAAATTTATGAGATTAAATTCTTTTTGATCTTTAGGTAATCTTTTTATAACAAAGTCTTGAATATCATTTACTTTATTAATAATTTCTTGTGCTTTGGTAGGAATACCTTGATTTAAACTAAATATACTACCTAACATTCTCATTTCTTCAGCACCTGTAGCTAGCTATTGAAGAATTTCATATTGTGATTTATAAGATTTAATTAATTCTTGTTGATAACAATATTTCTCAAAATCAGTAATCATCTAATTAAATTTTTGCTTTAAATAGATATCAGAATTTTTATGAGAATAAGAATTTTTAATTCCTTCTAGAATTGCAAATTTAGTCGATAAATTTGATCTTAATTTAGCAAAAGCTGAAATATCTAAACTCTTCTGACCTTCATCAGGATGAAAATTCATATTAAGATTATTTACAGTTCTTTTAAATAATGTTTCTGTAAATCTATTATAGAATCCTTCGGTAATTCTGTTACTTAAAGGATTTTTTATTTTAGATCTATACTAATTTATTAATGATGTAGGATATGCTAAATAACCAAACGTAGTATCTAAAGTAAATGTTCCAGGATTATTACTAAATACATTTCCGTTCAAAAGCTCTGATATCATCAAACCCACAGGAGACATCATCGCATTTGCAATTTCTTTAAAATCCATGCCTATAGATAAACCATAAATGTACATTCCTAATGTTTTAGTTGTAGCATTTAATTTAGAGAGTTGAAGCTCTTTAGCATTATCAGTAGCAAGTGATAATAAAGCAGATAATGTGATGGCTGCGTCATTATCATTATCAACTGTTGATAATATTTTCAAAATATCTTTATTACTAATGTTTCCATTATTACTATACATCGCATTAGTAAGCATTTTATAAGTACGCCCATTAATTACTTTATCAAAAACTAAATGTTGCTATTGCTCTTCAGTTCCATGATTAAGAATCCAATTGGTATATTGAGACAACCCGAAAAATCCTTTAAGACCTGTAGCACAAATTGCAATACCGTCTTTACCAACCATACATCTATTTATATCTTTAAATTTTACATTAAAGTTACCTGCTAATTCATTAAGAGCTTTTTTAGATTCAATACTACTATTACCAACTGCTTTAATAGGACCAACAGTACCATCTACAGAGGCTTGTGCTTCAAATTGATTTACAGGAGATTTACCAATTTCACTCATTTGATATAATGCATAATTCTAAGCAATTGATTGAATTTTATGGGTACTCAATTTCTCAAAATATAAATTATGATTATTAATAATTTTTTCAAATAATGAAATTACTTTATAAGTTTCAGAAGTACTTAAATGTAGTTTGTCAGCAAGATACTAAACTGTACCCTCTGATGGTTTACGAATAATGTCAGGGTTTTCTAATAAATCTTTTATTAAATTTATATCTAAATTATCATTTATTCTAATATCTTTTATTCTTTCTCCATCTTTGTTTATTCTTGTTAAAGATACTAATCTCCCATTTCCGATAAATTGAATTAAATTAGAATAAACTTCATCATTTCCGGAAGGAGCTTTGTATTCTACAGCTTCGAATTTTTTACCTGTGGGGAACGGTAATTCTAAACTTGTATTTAATTTTTCAACAGAAGTAAAATCTGCATACGGCGACCAAACAGGTAATTTACCATTGTGATCTATACTGTATGTTGCTAATGATACAGCATCGATGTCATAATCGGAACCTTGAAGCCAAATTTGTGCTGTAGAGACGTAAGCTGTATTAATATTTGGATTATCGAAAGCTGCAATACGCATAGTCATGAATGATTGCATACTTTGTGCAGGAATACGAGCAGCAACTATATCTAACGACTTGATAAAAGAAGTATGAATAGTCTAAGCTTCTCTAAATATATACTAAAAAGGAAAATTTTTAGCAGCATATACTTCAGCTTCTGCTTCATTCATATTAGTTACATCAGGTAAATTATTTAATTCATGGTTTTGTTTTTCAATATTACCTTTTTGTAAAAAATATACAATACTTTTTATTTTAGATTCATCCTTAATTATATTTAATAATTCATCATAATCAACTTTACTGTTTTGTGTTAAATGTAAACCGTTATAATTTAAATTATGTACATAGAATTGAGGATTATCTGTAACAATAATTTCGTTACCTTTATTATCTATAAATATTTTATCATTTTCGGAATTCATCTAATAGATAACTCTACCTTTATCATCTACTCTAAATAATTTTCCTTCCTCGTCGTATTTGGTAGGAATAATTTTTTCATGACAATCCTTTAATTGACTTTGATTTTTAGATTGCAGAATATAATAATGATTTCCATCTAATCTCTTTAATTCTATATCATAATTAACTTCATTATCAAGTTTAGTAGCCCAATTTCCAACCATTCTTCTTAAAAAGAATAATTTATCATTCTTAATTGTATTTAAATCATCATATTTATCAAGATTAAATTCATTAATGAATGTTTTAGGCATTACTAATTCATAAGGAATAATATCAATAGAATTCTTATCTATAATAACAGGTCTTCCGTTAATTTGAACTACATTTCCGTTTAAACCTTTAGTTAGTGTCTATAAATCTATTTGAGTCCTACGTCTTAAATGTTTTTCAACAAATTTAGCATTATAAATCTCAATAGGATTTATATTTTCTGAATAAAGAAGTGAACCTATAGCTTGAATTTTTTCAGAAGAATTTAGATCACTAAGATATATATCTGTTAACTATTCTCTTACTTCAGGATGTTTAGATGTGATAGCTCTAGCAACTTCTATAAACGGAATATATTTTACACCTAATTTAAAAATAGAATTGAAATCATTATTTTCTATATAATCAGCTAAATCGTATAAATCCATTATAGAATCAACATCATATAATGCAAATTGTTCACCTGATGTAGTTTTAAATTTAACATTATAAGAAGCTAAATCTCGTCCGTCTTTAACGTTTTCAACAATGTTACTAAATTTTCCAGATTTAGCATCTTGAATTAATTGTCTACGAATTCTAGGAGTATTTATTAAAACACTTTTAGTTTCTCCTGTTTTAGCATCTGTAACATAATAATTTCTACCGATTTCAATATTATGAAATTCGTGTGTATTCTATTCTAAATTAAAAATGGGTACTTGATTTCTTTGTAATTTTTCTAATTCGGATTCGGAATTTTCGAAAGATTCTAATTTACGATCTCCATATAATTTAATTATACTTTTAGATGGGGTCAACACTGCAAGAAGTCCAGGGATTTTCATTTTAATACCTGATCTTGTCATAGTTACAGCTATAGTTGATACTAATTTACCGTAAATTGTATTATCACTCATCGGAAGTGTAACCTCATTCCATTTAATCTTAGTTCCTTGTTTAACTTGATTAATCAAATCTTTTGCTACTGTAGAAGCAAAATTTTGTTCATTAATACCCGATGTAGCCAAAGCGTTAACTATAACTTTATTTACTATACCTTGTAATTCAGATCTTCCACCTTCGGGATTATCAACGTATTTAGAAAAAGCTTCAGTAAATTCTTTAGTTCCTAGATCTGTAAGAGTTCTTAATGCTCTATACAATTGATTTGCTCTCTCCATAGTATAACCTCTAGAAGCACAAGCACTAATTACCTGAGTCATTAATGATAGTTCTGCTTCGTCTGCGTGATGTTCTTTATCCAATTGGATACCTGCTTGATTCATACGAACTCTCATAAAATTTAAAGGAGTGTCATCCGTATAAGCATCAGCACTATTAATATTACCAGCACCTTGTTTTACAGCACCTGCGGTAGCCAAATAATGAATATCAGAATGTTTTAAAGGCTAGTATACATCTTCGCCTGTTAAAACGTTTGCAGATTTTTTAGTTCCTACAGAATTAATGGCTTTTACTACATTAGTAATAGATGTTTCTGAAGGTTGTAATCTATTATTTACTAATTCTTGAGAATCTTTACCTCCAAATAATTGCCAAAGTTGATAGTTACTTTGAATAGTTATAGGGTCCTTATAATCTAAATCAGGAATAGGATTATTTTCTGAATCAAGTATAATATCGCCTTCGCTATTACATTGATATGCTACTACGTTATAACTATTTTCAATATTATTTTTAGTTATAGATTCTAGTTTATAGTATACGCCATTTTTCTTATAATAAACAGGATCATATGCTATTTTTTTACCATTATAATCTAAAGTTATATCTACATCGCATATGATATCATCATTTTCTTTTGTCCATATTCTATTAGTCATTTTCTTCATCATATTTTGTATTTGGAAGCTATTACGCATCCAATCGTTAGTGAATCCGAAACCTGCTGTTTTAATAATACCACCAGTAGCAGTATTTTCATTATAGAAATGAACAAATTGTTTTTTTGTAATACCTGCTTTGGCACCACATAAAGAATTATTCTCTAGGTATACAATAAATGGATTTACAAACGTAGCTCCATCATAAGGTTTAATGCCATTATCTGTGACACCCGCTATATTAGATTGAGTATCGTGAATATCATCTATAACTGCAATATTATATGTAGATGGGATTCCATCAATAGTATTTAATAAAAATTCCTGCATCGCAGCAGTCATAGATACATTACGTTTATTTTGTGCTTTCTTTCTTAAACCTTCTTCATAAAATAAATCATATTCACTATCTCCATTTTTGTATTTAGCAGGATGTGCAATATGAGAACCAACAGTACTAATAATAAATTCTTCAGAAAATAAATAGTCTAAATAGTTATAAGTTTCTAGTTCAGGATGAATCTATACTAAAGTTGTAGGTTGTTGTATTAAATCATCAAATGTTTGAAATCCTGAGTTCCAAGCAGCCAGTTGTGCGCTAAATCTATCACTTACAGTAAATGTTTTTCCGTTATAAGTAACTTTTCCAAGAACCATCTTACCATCATCACTAATCCAATCAGAATGTTCTTCAGATAATTTTAAAATTTCTCTTTGATCAGTATTAGTCATGTCTACTTGAAAATCAGAATCAGTTAAATCATTTAAGATTTGTTTTTTCTAAAAATTCCAAAATTCAGGAGATGATTTGTATTTACGAGGATCTAAAGTAATACCTAAATCTTGAATATATTTAGGATTGCATCTATTAATAATAGATACTAATGATTGATTAAATCCTAATTTCTTTGTACTTATTCCTGACTTTTTAACAAGTTGTGTTAAAGTTTTATCATCTATATTATTAAAATTCTCTTTAGTTAAAATAGCTTCAGGATGAGATTGATTATAATCCTCAACAACTTTTGTTAATCTATTATCTCCATTGTAGAAAGCATTTATACCTAAATTTCTTATTTCTTCGTTAGTCATAGATGTATTCTAGAAATGAACTTGATCTATTAAAGAAATAGGATGATTGGGATAATTAAGATTATATGTTAAAACACCATTTTGAATTTCTTCAATAGGATTTAAACCTCTATTAATATAATAATTGTTTAATTCAGAAAAGTTTTTTAATCCTTGGTGATCTCCAATCTAAAGATTTAAATAAGTAATTATAGTATTCCAATCTTTATTAATGTTCTTATAAGATTCAGTATAAATATTACCTAATTCTAAATCAATAAATTGTTGAAATTCAGTATGTGTTAAATCTTTAATTGCTTTGGGTGGTAAATTTTTATTATATTGTACCTTTTGATTAGTATCAACTAATAATCTTGCAATGGTAGTTTTATCAGAATTTTCTGAAGGAACTATAGCAACCACACCATTACCTACAACATGTCTATCACTAGTAGTACATTTACCTCCAATGTAATCTAAAATAAATGACGAATATGTAAATTCAGATACTGTAAAATTAGTTTGTGATTTTACATTATCAGTTTTTACTTCCTTAGCTGTATAAAGTCCTTTTAAAATATTAGGATTATTAATAATACAACTATTTTTAGTAGCACTGTTTAATTTTCTATTTTGTAATTCCCATTGTATACCTCTAGCTCCGTATAAACGACTAAACGACGTAGTTGATTGAGAATTACCTTCACCATCTCTCGTTGATGTAGATACAGTTAAACCTAACATACTTGCTTTAGCTTTGGCTAAAGTTTTAATAGTATCTACATCAGCAGGATGTATTAATTTTATTTCTCCTAATTTATAATTAATTTTAGGAGTTTTTTTGTCAGTATATATAGACTTTATTTCATCTTTTAATGAATCAGGATCTGTTTTATCTTTTAATAAAACATTAGAAATATATTGATTCATTAATACTTTTGCAGAAGTATTAAATAAACTTTCAACTGCATTTTGAGTACTCCCGAAACTATCTAATACATAATTAGTAAATACAGTATCTTCACTAATTCCTAAATTTTGATGTAAAATATTTTCTAAAAAATCTCTAAAATTTGAATTAGTCCAATCTGTACTTTTGAAATTTGTTTTAGCTCCGTTATTATCAATAACTTTTACTGATCCTGAAATATCTACATTTATTTTATAATCGTATCCTGGAATTTTAAATTCAATTCCTGTGAATTTTTTATCATTATTATAAACAGGATTGATTTGATATAGTTCAGAACTTGACTTAAAGTCACCCGTTATTCTACTATTAGGTAAACATATTGCATCTTCTATATCTCTACTAATATTATCAAAACTTTGATCTTGAAGAGTTCTTACTTTATAAACTCCTTCGTCATCAAGATAGTATTGTAAGAAATTTACTCTGAATATAGAATCTGCAACTTGTGCTATATAACTATAATAATTTTTAGTTATATCTTGATTATTAATTTTATGTATTGATTCAGATTCAGAATCACTAAATATACTTTTATAACAACTAAATAAAATATCTTTATCATAAGATTGAAATTCTTGATAAATATTTGTATTAGGCTTAGATGAAGCATATTTATAAAATTCTTGATTTGCTAATAACTCAAATATTGCAGAAAAATAAGTTTGAGGATTAAATCTAGATCTATTAATTAGACTTGCTAATGAAGATGTATGACTAATTAAATTTCTAGTTTTGTTATTTAATTTAGGTAAAATATTATACTTGAAATAAGATTCATTAAAATCTATTTCGTATGCTCTTCCATCAAGTCCTAATGTTTTAATTTTAGCAATTATATGATTAAAATCCTAAAATTTAATATAAGTATCAGACACAGGTGTTTCTCTTGAATTCCAAGAATAAAATTTACTTGTTTCAATCATCATTTTGGTTACACCACTTACTTCTTTAGCTACATCGATGTTATCATCTTTACGCCAAGTTGTATTATTATCTGCGCCTTTTTCTGCAAATTTATATTTATTGGTTCCTTGATAATTACCAAAATTATTTACCTCGATATTATCCCCGAATTGTAATTTTATAAAAGTATCAATGTTCCGCAATAATACATTAGCATTATATGCATCTAACGCATTTTTAGCTTTACTACCTCCGCTTAAACTATTACGTCTTAGTCTACTTAAAGTTTCAGGTGAAAACATTAAACTTTGATTAATCAATCCTTGGACTTGATTAATTATTCCCGTATAGTTACCTTCAGAATCATACATAATCCAAGGTTGAGACAAAAGTTCTTTAGCAGAAGCATCTGTATTAGTAGATTTAATATAATTATAAATGATATTAAGTAAATGTTGATTTAGATTTCGAACATTGTTATTAATATCTTCAGTACTAGTAATTATTTTACGATCAGTACGATTAATAATCATACTATCTACTAAATGCTTTTTAAATACTCTTTCTGCTGATAACCTTACATCTGTTGCAGATCCATATGCTTTTACTAAAATCTCATTATTAACATTTCCAGCATCCATATTAGTAACAATAGGTTCTAGTATGGAAGTGGTTTTATCTTCTCTTCTATCAACATCTGTTTTTATACCGTGACTTGAATCTAATAATAGATTTTTTAAATTTGTAGCATTGAAAAAATCAGGAGCTGAATTTATATACTATTTACATCCTTTTAAGATATTCTATACTAAGACATCAGCATTATCATTACTGTTAGATAAATCAAATCTAGTAAGATTTTTAAGAATTTCGTAAACACTTTTCTTCATAATCGAAATTCCCTTATTAGAAACACGATCTTGTGAAGATATAGATTTCTATAATTCCACAAGATCATGTCTAAGTTCTGTAATGTCTTTTTTAGTTAATTGACATTTTTGAGCCATATTTAAAATTTAATAGTTATAGGAATAGGACAATTTATATTAGATTCTTCTTGTTGTTCCTAATTTAAATAATTAAGTAATTTTTCATAAATAGTTCTATTTACAGAACCTTCATCTTGATTATTTATTTCTTGAGTAAACCAATTTTTTAAATTAACTCTATCTGTTTCATCAAGATCGAATTCTAAAGAATCCTTTAAATCATCTAAATTATCTTGTTCTCTTAATAATCCTCTATCTATTTCATCTGGAATATCTTCTGCTAAATCTTTAAATGTTAATATTTCATTATCGTTTAAATCTAATTCAATTTCTTCTGAAGATAATTCTGACGAATTATTAGTTTCAGTAACAATTTCATTTAAAGTTAAATTTCCGTTTTCGAAAGAAGCGTTATACTCAATAGTATTATTTTCAGAATCGACTGTTTTTAATTTAAATTCATAAGTTCCTGTTAAAGTTTTAACTGAATCATCCAATTTACTAATAACAGTTCCATCATTAGACTATAAATAAACTTCTTTATTTTTAAAAATAGGATTATCTATAGATATGTGCAATTTATTATCTATAACAATTGCAACATTCTATCCTTCTTTGTTTATTTTATTAGCAATTTCAACTAAAGCATTTTCATCTTTAATATCAATTCCTTGTAAAATTTTATCAGCGTAAGATAATTTTAGTACTTGTTTTAAAGTTTCCTTTTGTTCCTGAGTATATTCAGCAACTTGTTTAGTAGGTCTAGATAAATTAGAATTTCTTTCTTCGTTATATTTTGTATTATCTCTAGAATATTTGATAATACCTTTTGGTGAATTATAATATCTCATTTTATTTTTTACAATATTATGAAAGAAATTACTTAAATCGCATCTAAACGCAGGAGAATCTATTTTACCATGAATCTAATAACTTAAACCATCAATACTCCAATTTTTATCTTGAACAGCTTGCATAAATGGACCGTGATATACTAACTAATCAACAGGAGGTTTTTGAGTACTATAGTAAATACTTTCATATTTAGTTCCAGCTACCAACTATTCTAATTTTTGTAAATTTTCAGGATGATATTCAATTCCTCCGTGACTAGTAATATTGTTTATATTTATATATACTAATCCTTTTAGGAAATTATCAAATTGTCTTGATAAAGATTCTTGTTTTTTTCCTATAGATGTCCAATCAGATTGAGAACCTAATAAATTTGCCTAAACCTATTGTGCATCATCACCTTCAATATTATTTAATTGCTCAATTTTATCTTTTACAAAATTTAAAGTTTTATCCTTAACCCAAGGAAAAAGTTGTTTAAATCTATCATCAAATAAAATTTGATTTAATATACGATATGATGTAAATAAATTACCAATATTTTTAGCATTACTGCCTTTCTAATTAATAATATTATACTTATTTTCAATATATTCCTTAATTCCTACTTTAGGTGGTAAAACATATACTAATTTTACTTTTTTAGGATAATTCTAAGGGTCTGTAAGTTGATTAACATAATATTCACCTAAATCTAATATATTTTTATCATAAGATATTAACACGAAAGGATGTCCTGCTTGTACAACAGGTTTATCGTAACCGTCAATAAATTTTGTTTTAGAAGTAAGAATAGGAGAAATATTTATAGAAGGATCCTCTGCAAATTTTTCAATATTAACCCAATCGGCATCATAACCTAAACCTTCAGCTATTTGCATTTTACCTTTACTCATTGCAAACTAAGGCCCTAATTGTTCCATACCTTGTGCAGGAGTCCAAGTTTCCCAATCAGACATCGAATACTAATCTAAATAAAACATTCCATTTGCTGTAAATTGGAAAATTTTAATAGCATCAATTAATTGTGTATAATTAGGATCGGATTTGTAAGCATCAATTACTTTATCTAATTTTTGCTTCATATCTCCTTGCGTATTAGAATATATATCGTAAGCTCCTGGAAATACTAATTCATCTCCTACCGTTAACTACATCATTGTTAAAGGTGATGTTGGAACAAACAAAGGTATCTCTAACACATCCCCTAATTCTTCATTGCCAACGATAGCAACAAATTGTGTTCTTTTTATGTTTTTACTATTGGTATCCTTTGAATGAATAAACTGTAATTTTTCATTATCAGATTTAGCGAATCTTGCATAATTTTCATTATCAAATCCAAATTCGTTACTTCTTTCAGATGTATTAGTTGTTGCTTTAAGACCAAAAGTTAAATAAACATCATTTATTCCCAATTGCTAAGCGATGAAATCAACTAATTCATTTTTATCTTTAGTTGACAAAAGTTTAGAACGAATATAACCTAATGTAATTAAATAATCTTTATATTTCTGTATAGGAAGATTTCGTCTTTTATCTAAATTTAATAAACCATTAATACTATCAATTCTATCTGTTTTAAATTTTCCATCTCCGAATTGAACTACGTTTCCATTTTCATCTTGAGTCACACCCGTTTCGAAGCAGTTAAAAGAATGCCAAATTGTAGCAATTCTTTTACCTTCTGTAGAAATAGTAGTTTTAGGAATAGTTACAGATTCTTCAGTACTAACGTCAATTTTATGTTTATATGTTTTTTCATCAGTTATACCACCAGTAGGATCAATCGGAAGATCGTTATTATCCGATGATTCCGTTTCTTCAGTACTTTCCGTTTCTTCAGTACTTTCCGTTTCTTCAGTAGTTGGAGTTGATTCAGTAGTTTCC